TTATCGGACAACAAGCAAATCTGAAAATCTCGTAGTGTATCGAGGTGACAGCATTTCACGCTTCATCTGCCACTGCTGCTGTATACCCTGCCCGGCAAAATAGAGCGTGCCCTTTCCGTCCTTTGCATTCAGGTGATCCAGCACTTCCATCAACTTTTCACTTCCGGCACGCGGGGCGCTGTCGTCGAACAGGTTGAGTTGGGCCACGCCCTGGCTGAAGAAGTCACCCAGCATGACGCCCGCTTTCTGGTACCGGTGACCGTCCTTCCATATTTTATCCAGACACTTTACCGCGGCGTTGATGATGTCTCTGCTGTCCTGAGTTGGCGTGAGCAGCCTTACCGATGCGCTGTTTCCGTAATACGGCTCATTAAGGGCAAATGGAGAGGTCTTAACGAAGGCGGATATAAAACGGCAATACTGGTGCTCGCCGCGAAGCTTCTCAGCACCACGGGCCGCGTAGCTACAAATAGCCTGCCGCATTTGCTCATAGTCAGTAATGCGTTCGCCAAACGATCGGCTGCATACGATTTCCTGCTTCACCGGCGCGAACTCTTCCAGATCCAGGCATGGCTCACCACGCAGTTCCCGCACAGTTCGCTCCAGCACAACGTTGAAGTGTTTACGGATAATCCACGTACTCTGCTCTGAAAGGTCCAGTGCGGTTTTGATGCCCATAGCGTTCAGCTTCTTGCTGATGCGCCGACCAACGCCCCAGACATCCTCAACAGGAACAAGCGCCAGTAACCTTCGCTGCCGGTCGAAGTTTGAGAGATCGACCACCCCGCCCGTCTGCCGCTGCCATTTTTTCGCAGCATGGTTAGCCAGCTTAGCCAGCGTCTTGGTCTGCGCTATGCCGACGCCGACTGTAAGATGCGTCCGCTGTAAAATAGTCGCGCGGATCTCTTTCCCGAACTCAGTCAGGTCACGGCAGTTTCTTACGCCGGTCAGGTCGCAAAAGGCTTCGTCTATGCTGTAAATTTCCACGCGCGGGCTCATTTCTTCCAGCGTGGTCATTACCCGGCTGGACATGTCTGCATAGAGCTCGTAGTTGCTGCTGAAGCAAACAACACCAGCGCGCCGGAATAACTCCTTCTGCCTGAAGAACGGCTCACCCATCGCTATCCCGGCAGCCTTTGCCTCGGCGCTGCGTGCTATTACGCAACCGTCGTTATTCGACAGAACGACAACAGGTCTTCCGCGCAGATCGGGTCTGAATACTGTTTCACAACTGGCATAAAATGAGTTCACATCAACCAGGGCAAACATCACATCACCGGATTGTCGTCTGTGAACGCCGCAGCGCCATTGATAAAAAAGGTCACAACTCCCATGACATCGACTTCATCTAAAGCATCTCCCTCTATGCTTTCACCGTCTTCGGTGATGAGCGCACCGCCCATAACGACCGCGAACTGTAGTTGTCCGAACGCATGCACCAGCACGCGCGTTCCGTTGTCGGGCACAAGATCAGGCTGAAAAAGCGCATAACCGCCTGACGTTTCAACCAGGCATGAGTAGCGGTTAACCCCACATAACTGTTCAAGCCTGTATCTCTGTGCTTTTGCCTCCATGTCCCACCCCCCCCTAAAACACTACTGTATATTAATACAGTATTATCATTCAGAAGAACTGATCAAGTGATCATTCTCAACCATGTGGTAAAATGATTTTTTTAAAGGAGAAAAAGATGGAGTGGCTACTTATCATGGCTGTTGTGCTGTTCGTCTTTGCGCTGCCCGGTACTGATATATGAAGGACGGGATAAACATACCAAGAGTGTTGGGTGTCTCAATGGTGTGCCTTCTCGTCACCGGGTCCGTGGATAACAAGTGGGTTGTTGCCATATTCTTGCTGCTTATCGCTGCCTGGCTGGCGCTTGAAGTAACTAATAAGATGAAGGGTTAGATACACCCCTCGATATTTGAGGGGTGAATTAATAGGTCAAGCGGCTTCCTTTGGGATAATAGATGAGGCTACTTTGAATAAAAGGTAGACAAAGCTTACGACAATTAGGTTTTTAAAGTAGATGAACATAAATAGCTCAAGGCTTTCTCGGGCCATAAAGAAAGTGAAAGGCACCGTTACGAAACCAGCTATTGACATAACCGTAAGTTTGTTGCTGTTTATTATTATATCCAACATCCTTACAACCAGACCTGATAACGCATAAGCCAGCCAATAAAAATATCCGCCGAACAACACTAGTGATGATCCTAGCAAAGTCGAGGCCATGTTCAATCCGCTACTCATACCTAGTATGTTAGTCGTAAAATAGTATGAGCTGTTCATTGTAACAATTGGCTTTTCCTCCCAAAGGAAGCGCGGCACAAATCCAGAAAACTGGCTAAACATGTAATATATTCCGCCAACAGCGTCGGGATTTGTTGTGTTGTCGTAATATTTTACCGCCTCGTACTGGTAGTTTATTGGGGACAGACTGTCAGTCAGATACTGTATAGCCAAACTTAGCGCTGCTCCTGAACTGGACATGGAGTTTGAGTAGCGCAGCATCCCGAGCGCCGCCACAAGGAAAAGCCCTATGCATCCAATAATCAAGAACTTGAATTTATTTATCTTTCCTGTTACGAAGCATATCAAGGTCGCCATTAATAATGCTGAGAACATTACGTTTCTTGAGCCACCTATGAGTATATAAAAAGCAACACCAAACAGGATAGAAATGCCACATGACTTAGCAAATGCATATTTTGATTTAGATGTGAAGCTATAGACAATAACGGCGGGAACAAAAGCTGACATAGGCATAAGCAAAAGCCCGCTCCCCGCATTTTCCCCTAATTTAGATGCGTAGTTATCTGAGTCGAATGATGAACCTTTGGTTATGTAGAAGATGATCATTGCAAGGATAGATACCGACAATGATATTGCTACAAATAGGTTTGCAGATCCGAAAAATATCTTCCCTCTCGCCATTCCTCTTGGCTTAGGCGATAGTAAATGAGATGCCAGATAAAATATTATGATTCCGATGAATGATTTTAGTGAAACATCATTTATATACTCTACTGGCATATATACTTCAGCGGGAACAAGCGCATCAACACGGAAAGGTAAAGACGCATAGCCAACGAAATGAGTTATCACAAGGAACATCATACCTACAGATTTGAATCTGATCCCGTTCCTGATGAAAGAATGAGCAGCAAGTAAGAAAAGTATAGTGAAGTATATGATCGGAAATATGTACGTAAATATCGATGTGTAATCTGACATTTGCAAGCACCAGACAGCAAATCACCGCATTGTATCCCATGCCGATTGCAAGTAAAGCCAAATCTGGTCAAAGCATGCCTAATTCGCATCAAAAGATAGGCGGCATAGGCCGCCTTTTCATTTTTCACGCTATAACCTGGAATGTTGGCGGCGTTCCGGCAAAGTCCCCTGACTGAGAGCATGACCAACCATACTTGATGGTTGTTCCTGGACTTATGAGGATTAGTATGTCACCGCTTGTCCATTTACCAGCAGTTGGTAGCGCAGTTACCCGGAAGACCCTTGATGGCGTACTAATTGCGGAAGTTATGAGCGGTGCGCCCGACACATTAACCTGAACTGCCTGACCAGATGCCACCTCAATGGTGGAGTTGCTTAGGTTTGTCATCCTTACAGTGGCGGAGGATGAGCTATAACGTTGTAATCCTATTTTGCTTCCTGTCGACTGCGCATTAGTTGGAAGGGAAAAATAGGCAATGTTTGATGCCGTTAAGGTACCTGTCTGGTCGACGAAAGTTATGTTCCAGGAGCCCAATACAATACGAGAACACGCAGAGAAATCTCCAAGTCCTAAATAGGATCCTGTCACGTAGTTCAGAGTGACGTTCATGTCACCAATGTTAAGGTCCGTAATGCCCTGAGTGATGGCAAACATTGAGTTAGAGATAGAGGCCGTAACCCCACCAAGAACAAAACTCCCCTCAATCTTACCAATGCTGACAACGCTATTAACGTTATCTGGACGAGAGCGAAGCAGAGGCATTGCAGAGCTGACAAGCGTTTGTTCCAGCACTAGGTGGTCTATACGCAGTCGCCCACTGTAAGAATAGGTTATGCCAAATCCCTGGCATTCTTTAAGTTTCATAGTTCCTACAGTACAAATACCACCGGCGTTAACAAATGGCTCGCCAAGCACGTTATCACAAACCATCGTCCCGATTGTTTGACGGCTATTTTCAAGGGCATAAAATCCGTTATCGTGTACGTAACGGGCAATTACTTCCCCAAAAACGGATTCATCTGTGGAGTTACCAATGATTCCGCCTTGGCTGTCGTAAATATCTACATATGGATAAAAACCCTTAGAACCATAAGTCGTAAATGCCGCAGGTTGCGGATCAACTCCGCTATCTCCTTTTTTAATGTTACGCACAATAACTGACATATTATTGCGTATACCACCATCTGATACAGCATTTTGTAGGCCATATGTCGTGCGATTAGCGCCGTAAATATTTGATACTTTGATTATACCAACAGTATCGGTCCCCAGATTTAGAAATCCACCTGATCCGAAGTTCTGCATGTCGATATCAATGTCATAGGTGACATTAGAACCTGTCAGTGTCAGAAGCGTACGTCCATATGCCGTAGAAAAATCAGCAGTAGAGGCTTTCATTCTCCCAGTAAGGCTGAAGCGATCTGAAGGGATGCTAACTACATTGTAATTCTCCCCCATCATTTTCACGTCAAGACCAGCGGCGCATGCTTTCATCAGTCGTGCAGAGTTGTCAGATCCTGTATTCCCATCCCAGCATCCATACTCCTCGGTGCTGACCTGCTTGTTTTTCACGCATCTACGCCACACAGCTCCGCCGGATGTCTTGAAATACAGCCCACCATCATCTACCAGCGATCCGGGATTAACGCTGCGGAAGACACCCCCTCCACCAAATTTGTCTGAGTAGTAATTTTTTACCCGAATCAACTGCCCAACGCTCTTGGGTTCCGTTTCACGGAGGGTGGCTACATCTGGACACTCACCAAGCAATCTGAACCCATCATTATTTCCCAATTGCATTCTGAGAGATGCATCGCCAACACTTAACCATGCACCTGGACCGATGCCGCCTGTAGATTCTGGAGTGGAGTCAGCAGGCACCTCCTTCGGGAAGGGACCGTCCCAACGATAATATTCGCCGGTAACTTCAAGTCGTAGAACTTGATTTGGCAGTGTGAGGATATTTCCGTCCTCGAAGCTGTCCAGTGTGATATACCCGAACTGGGAGATAGCCTGCTGTGCCAGCCAGCGCAGGCCCTCAATCGTATAATGCTTATTGCCGAAGCGATCGGTATAAGTCCATCCCATAGAGGTAGCGAACTCGTCGATTTTCCCGGCGTTGTACTTCAAGTCAGCTGGTGATTCGCTAGGAACAGGATTATTGGTAGGTGTAGTAGTCATATTTATTCCATAAAAAAACCCAGCGCGAGGCTGGGTTGGGTGGTCGGGATGGACTTATTCGTAAATAGCGTCGCTGTATTCTGCGACTGTGAGTGAAACAGTATTGTCTGTGTTTGGTTTGATGCTGTTCACCGTCCATAGCTGACTGTCCAGTTCCTCCACCGTCGCTATGAGATAGCGCGACGGTAGTTGCACTGTGTCACCGTTCCATATGTTGAGCTGAATGTCGGGTATTGCCGCGGTGAATCCGTACTTGGTATCGGCGCGCGCCGTCGCCGGATAGCGCAATGTCGGGTTACCCAAACTGTCGGTGACAAGCACATACATCGAACCAGTGAAGGTGATCTGCTCGCTCGTATCGAAGTCATTCCCGGATCGGCCGGTGACGTAACCACCTTGCTGGTTGCTGTCGTAGATGTCCGGCATCTGAATGACGCTACCGACCTGGATAATGCCGTCCTCAAACACTTTGGCGTTCATCTTCACGCGCGAGTAGATTAGGCGCTTGGTTTCGCGTAATGCGCGCTCCCGGGCCTGGAACTCGTTACGGAAGCCTACTATCTCAAGCTTGTTCGGATTCTCCGCTTCCTGCTCGACGATAGCGCCGTTCAGCACGCGGTAGTTGATGTACGTCTTATTGTTCGTGGTCGGGTGGACGTAGGACACCTGTACGCCGTCGTATCCGCCAGGAAGCGTGGCCTCGTACGTCATTTTGTACTCGTCCGTCTTCATGTTGGCCCGGTTGAATACGGCCGCCGGGTAGTCAACTTTCTGATCACGGGTAAACGTCAGTACGCCGTCATCCCAGTACGCCACAACAGATGCCGCATTGCAGATCGCCTGCACCCGGTCGCCAAGCGAGTCGTTCTCGTCGTCGAATGTGTAGTCGAAGTAGCCCAGCCGTTCATCAGGCAGGCTCTCAGCAATAGAGTACAACCCGTACAGGTCAATGCTGCTTACCGGCTGCTCACCCATAATAAGCCATGTGTGCGCCACAGCATCGGCAAACGAACGCGAAGGCCGCAGCGTGTAATCCACCGTCTGTGTGTCAAGGTCGTAAGTTATGGTGTGTCGCGTCACCAGCGCGTTGTATTTGCGCTCACGGCTGCCAAGAGCGTTCTCAGTCGCCCGGACTTTTACGCGCACCAGTGTGTCGGTCGGGTGAACGACATTCGTCCTGATGTTGATGCTGTGGATCTCTTCGACCTTCAGCAATGAGGCGTCGCCGGAGTTATCCGTGCGCTGGAAGCTTACCGCGTACTTCCCGAAGCCTCCGGTCGGAGTGATCTTGTCGGTTCGGTAAAACACTTCGCTGGTCGACTGGTGCGGCGTCGTCTGCCGATACGTGAATGTCTGCTGCGTACCCGGAATCTGGTTGTAGTCGTCGTCGATTTTCCAGATGACAACCTTCCAGTTGGTCTCTTTCTTCCCGCCGAGGCTGGACTGGGTATGCAGCCACAGTTGCGTTGACTCGACCGGGGAAAAGAACGGCCCAACCACAAGCGCCTCGTTATCGTTGAGGATGAATTTCGTGGTGTTGATCGTGGCATTCGCCGGAATGTCCTGCGGCCCCTCCAGTTGGTTCATCGTAAACGTGTACCAGCGCACCGGGTTAACAACCGCGCCGTCGTTTGTTTCAACGGCTGAGATCAGCGTTCCGGAGAATGTCGCATCGGTAGTAACGTTGCCGGAGGCCGTGCTATACGTCACGTTGATGGTGAAGGTTACAGCGTGCGGCAGCACCAGCCCCATGAAATAGTCGAACTCAGCCTGCTTGACGATTTTCATCGCTATCTGGCCGCCGGAATACGTTCCGCTGACCACCATGTTTGCCGTTGCTGTTTCAATCGGGAAGTCGCTGGCTTCGTTCTGCCCGGGCACCTCCTGCCCGTCAACGTCATCGAATCCGTATCCCTCGACGATCTGCGGGATAACTTCGCCAGGCTGGAAGAACTGGAATTCGGCACCGGCCAGTGAACCGAGGCTTGATTCTGAGTAACGCACGGACTCGTAATCGTAATTGCCGATCCCGATGCACATCCATTCAGTGACGTACTTCAGGCCGCCGTCTGTGGAAGTCTGGTGTACATATTCGAATACCGACTCCTGAATCAGATCCGGGAACGAACGAATCTGGCCATAGATATCCGGCTTGGCCTTGTAAACGCGAGCGGTATTTGTCTGACCGGTCAGGCTATTGTTGGGCGAGTCGACGGTATTACCGCCGTTGTTCGCTATAGCTGGCTTCGGCGCCAGGAACGAAAATACCTGGCCCACCACTTTAAAGATCGGGCTCAGGATGTCGTCGACAATGCCTTTTGGCTGGTCGAATATCTGGATGTGGTCCAGCTCGCTCAGCTCAAACGCCAGCTCATCATCGTCACCCAGCTTTACGCCATTGCGGACGATCAGCAGATCGCGGTGAAAGGTAGCGTCATTGGCCGCCAGCCAGTCATAAAAAAGGGTGCCGTTTGGCACCCTACAACGCAGCTTAGGCGTTCCTGGAAAATTCGATATCTCAACCAGCGCCATACGAAAAGTACTCCACTTTGGTGAATGCCCGCTGAATGACCAGCAACGAGTCCATGCGCACGCTTCCGTTCTCTCCTCGCGAGTGCAGCGCCTGCCGGTTCAGTACCAGGCCAACGTGTGCCGGTTGCGTGCCGCGGTACCCGACGAATATCCCGCCCTCGACCGGTTTATCGACCTTGCGCCAGAAAACGACGTCTCCCTGATAGCAGGTGAAGAAATCTTCCCCGGCTTCGTAACCCGGTGTCTGGTGCAGCTCAATGTCGAGCACATGTCGGTAATACAGCACAACCAGCCCCCAGCAATCAGTCTTTTCGTATGAGCAGGCGCGGTTAGACCACGGCACGCCGATCATCCTGCTGATAAAATCAGAGGTACTGAAGCCCCGTGTATTCGACTGGATCATATGGTTGGCCAATGTTGTTATTTAGCGGGTTTGTCATTGATAAAGTAACTGATGCGTTATCTGAAACAACATCGACAGTTTTTACAAATAATGTCCAATTCTTCATTGGCGTAGAGGTATCAACTCTATCGAAAACCTGACGAGTTGCCGTGATAGGCGACAGCCTGGAAACACCACTCCACTTCTTCATCAGCGTTTTGATATCTGAAGACAGTCGCCCAAGCTTCACCGTTGCGTCGATTACCGGAGTTCCGCTCTGCTGGCTCTCTTCGATTTCAAACCGCGCAGGCGTGTACGTCTGGCCGCCAAGCGTCTTCGGGAAGAACTGTTTGTCGACGAGGCGGACGTAACCAAAGGAGGGGTGATAGAACGTGATGGTGTTGTAACAGCCGCTAATCGGGCGCTTCTGATTATATTCACGATATGAAGGCATTAGGGAACCCTCGGAAGACTTTCTGGATCGCGTCCGTCCGGATAGCCAGTCACCACGATATCAAGCACTGAAGGCCACGGCGGCGGCAGCTCAACAATTACGTCGTCAAACTCGTCGTCAGCGTTGTACAGATGGTTGGCAATAACGGTTCCTGTCCATGTCACCACCCCGCCAGAAATATTGGTCTGGACAGGGAAGCCATCTTTCGTAAAGTGAAGCTCCTGAACTTGCAAGCCACTACCGCCAAGATTTATCGGCATTCTGAACCAATAAAGACCGCCGTGAAGATAGTTGGGACTACGTAACCATTGCTGAAATGCTCGGTCTTCCGCCAAGGTGAAAATCCACGTCAGGGACCAGGTCACTTTCAGGTCGTCAGTAAGGTTCTGGAAGATAGCCGGGCCGACCGCTGGCTGATCAGTCTGGAACCCGGTATCGAGCGTCATGTTTTTGCTGGCCTTCTGCGCCAGCGGCAGCCAGTCGGGATAGTCGATAATTGGCATCAGCCCTGCCCCCTTGGCGTGCGTTTAACGTTCATGTTGCTGGTTATGGCGTTACTGATTGGCCCGCCGTTGTTCAGGTCAGCGACAATTACATCCACAGTCACTCCACCATTAGCATCCTTACCAGCCTGCGCATCGACCGAGGATGACGTGTAGTTCTGGATGTTGATTACCACCCCACCACCTCCACCGGCTGTCATTTCTTTATTGCTGATCACCCTGCCGTTGTCGCCCGGTATCATGTACTGCTTACCGGTACTGGCCTGGTAAATCTCCGGCTTCCCTCGCTCACCGACCTGATACATGCTTCCCGCTGACACAGGTCCGCCATTGTATCTGGCCCCAGCCAAAGCCAGCCCTTGAGCAAGCCCAACGGTAGATGCAATACCAGCCATCGCAGGCGCTGAGTTTGCGCCAAAGGATGCCAGGCTGGCCAGCGCTGCGGCTGGAGCCCATGCGGCCGCCGTCGTGGTAGCCATACCGACAGAAGCAGCGGTAGAAGCTGCGCCCAATGTCTGACCGATAATGAAGTTTTTGAGAGCCTCAACCCCAACCTGGACTAGCGCATTTACCACGCTATTCAGCATCGTGTTACCGAGTGAGCGCATAGCATCCTGAGCTGACATCGTTCCGGTGATCAGTCCAGTTATGACGTTTGATGCGTTTCCGCCAAAGGCATCCACGGCACTCGTTAGCATGCCGAAGCCGATATTCATTTGGCTTAATTCTTGCCACTGAGCATCGAGTCTTTTTTGGCGATATTGCTCCTCAATGCTAGCCCTTACAGCCTCTACCTCAGCTATTTTCTGAGGGTAGAGCGCAGCGTACTGGTTGAGTTGCTCAATCTGCTGCTGAAATTGGCTTTCAACGCTAGCCACAGGAGAAGCTTGGCTTTGTAGGCTGCTGAAGTTGGACTGCGCAGCTTGCTTATCTCTTTCTGCCTGGGCTTGCTTTTTCAATGCTTCAGCAGTATCCAAAGCCTGTGCTTTGTACTCTCTTGCCTTCTGTCGCTGTTCATCCGTTGCATCGGCACCAAGAGACATCTCTGCCCTTAGTAGTTGCTGCTCACGTGTTAATTCACTGGTTGAACCTGCTGCAAGGACAGATTCTTGCCTCATGGCTTCCAGCTTTTCGTTTATCGACTCCTGCGCTTTAGCGTACTGCTCTGCTTCTTTCTGTGCCGCAGACTTTCCGCCCTTCGCTTTAGAACCACCTGTAGTGGCAGTGGCTTTTATTTCGATAGGTTTAGTGGCTGCGGCTGTTTTCTGAACCGCATCCCAACCGGCGCGAGAGGCCTTCTCCCACGCTTCAGCTGTAAGTTGCGCGGATTTCTCCTCGTTCTCTTTCTGCCAGTCACCAAAGCCAAGCCAACTCCATGTTCTCGCTCGCTTAGCGTACATTTCGGCTTCAGAGCGCAGATCTGCTATTTGCTGACTGGCGGTAGCGGCCTGCCCGGTAAGCCTGCCAATGGCAACAGCGAGAGAATCGATAACCAGAACCATCCCGTTGCTAGCCCCTGTAGCCTGGTTAATATTATCAACCATGGTCAGGAAAGAGTTGGTGAGAGCGGTATTGGCCTGTGAAAGCGTGCGAGGGAGTTTCTCGAACTCTGCATTAACTGAACCGGTTTGCTTCTGAATTGCGTTGAGGGCATCTTCTGCCGTCAGCTTCCCGTCCAGCATGAGCTGACGAAGCTCTCCGATGCTTACACCCATCCCGGCGGCAATCTGGCGCGCCAGTTCCGGCATTTGCTCAAGGATGGAGTTGAACTCTTCCGCCCGGACAGTACCGGATGAAATTGACTGACCGAACTGACGAAGAGCATTAGCCATTTCCTCGGATGAGGAGCCACCAATACGCCCGATTTTCTGAAGTGTTTCGGTGAGCTGAATGATCTGGCCGTTCGTCGCGCCGGTATCGCGCAACGCGGTGCTGAGGGTCTCCCACAGCTTCGCTGTATCCTGTAGCGAACCACCCGTTGCCGAACTGATACGCATCAGACTCTGCATAGTCTGCGAGGCTGTCGCTGCACTACCAGTAAGTCTCTCTATACGAGCGTTGAGCTGGCTCATGTTGTCAGCAGCAACGAGGAATGCACGCCCCCAGTCAACAACTATCGATGCAGCTATGGCCCCGGCAACTTTGTTTATGCTGGTCTGGAGTTGGTCAAACTTACTGGCCGCTTTTGACGCTCCGCCACTCATCTTCTCAAGGCGCTCATTTACTTTGCGCTGGGCCTCAATCAGATTCGCAACATCCATCTGCACCTGATAGACGATATTGCCTACCTGTTCACTGTTGGCCATGCTTTTCTCCGGGCATAAAAAAACCCGCCGGAGCGGGTTTTAATGTTCAAGTGTTTATTACTTACATCTATTTGGAATGTCTTTTTCTGCAATCTCACCTTGCTTTGTGAGATCGTAAATTGTCGGATCGTCTATAGAAATCTGGCTTGCCTTTTCAACCACAGGGGCAATAAATACCAATGAGGCTTTATTATCACCTTTGGTCACTTCAGCCTTGCCGCATACGTTTCCAAATCTGGCGTACACTGTGTCTCTGTCGTCAGGGAAGAAATTAACTTCCTTTAATGAAACGACTTTTACGTCTTTTGGAAAGAAACCGCTTTCTGCTCTTTGTTTCACAGCATTGACAATCTCTGCATCAGTAGCCGCCATAACACAAGGTGCAGCGAGCAGCGTTCCCAATAAAATTAATGTACGCATCTTTCTATTCCCCATTGGTAAAAGTGGAAACATCCTAACCAGGAATAGCACAGTTGCAACGGAAAAGGCTGATTTATTGACTTCAAAAGCTGGTAGACCGAAGTTCGGTTACTTCTGATTCTCCCTTGCCAGCCTGCGCTTACGTCGCGCAAAGTAGTCATCTGCCGCGCTATCGTACTCATCCCGCGTATACCCCTTCTGTTCAGGGTATTTAGCAACCAACATCATCTGGAACTCTGTCATAGTCAACTGCGCGGCCTCTTCTTTACTGATGTTAAAGTGATTTCTCGCAGCAATGATGTAATCCGACGCCCTGAATTCATTGGTAGGCTCGTTCGATTCGTGGCGCTGTAGCTTACGTAAGTTTCCCTTCCCGATAACGCCGTGCATCATCAAGCTTTGAGCGATAATGACCATTTCCTGAGGCGACATAATACCCTGCCGCCACATAAATCCGCGCTTCCGGCTTTTACTTGGCTTCATCCAGCCGATAAGATCCCCTACATCATCCTCACAGCATGCAGACAAAACCGCATGCGCAGCCATGATCGCCTTACGGCTTAGTATGCCGCTCTTGATGTAGTGAATTACATATTCAGGCAGGCTATCATATTCTGAATGAATGTAGGATTCGGCAGCCTTCTTGATGAGATTAGCGGCCTCATCATTATAAAGATCGTAAAACGTCTGAACGATTTCTACCGGATCGCCGATACTTGATATCGCGAGAAATGACGGGCGGAAAAAGTAGTCCTTATCCCCGACACTAATAAGGCATTCTCCAAACTCTTTAACTGGTGTCATCTATCCCCCCATAAGCAAAATCAAGGGCAGCGATCTACCCTTTGTTTTGCTTACACAGTGACAGTTACGGTGTGGGTTGCCGTGAATGCACCATCATCAGTGGTGACAGTAATCACTGCGATTCCCGCCGTAGCCCCCGATGGGGCAGATACAGTTACGGTACTACCTGAGAAAGCCACCGTAGCGCGAGCTGGCACGGATGAAGTGACAGTAAATACTTTATTGTCAGCATCTTCTGGGGAAATGTTCACGGTGAACGTTGTACTTGAACCAGCCGCAATAGAACTGCTGGTTGGTGTAACCGTCACGCCTGTTACCGCGATATCGCCATCAGCTTCGGTGATCTGGAAAGTAGAACCATCTGCCAGCTTGAACTCAAAGCTGTAGGTGACAATTTCCTTTACGCCGCCACCATCACTGGCACCAGACGGCACCATGTAGCCGATATGATAATAATCGCCCCAATGGAAACGCATCCACACGCCAGGCTGACGGCGGGCGCGTACCTCATCAACGATATACTTCACGAACTGCTGAACGCCGAATTCGTCGGTGCGGTCCTTAACACGCACCTCACCTTCAATCGAATAGGTTGGATCGAGGCTGGAGATCAGGTTTGAACTGAATCCGCCATTATCCGCATCAGACGTCAGCGCCTCAGGACTTAAATCCCACGTAGCCGAAGTTGGAAGACCCATCAACTTCCAGTCACCTTCCTCCGGCACCATGTCAGCGCATCCGTACGCCAGTTCCAGCGTCTTCGCGCGACCAATTAGTTGTTCGTTATTGGAGCAGCCTTGCATCGTTGCTTACCTCATTTCTGATAATAAAGAAGGCCGCTCAGAGCGACCTTGTGTGATGTTGATTTTTAGCTATCCGCCGAAGAGACAGGCAAATTGCAGGCGCCACACCATACGCCCTTCGGTAGTCATTACAGGTGATGGTATGCCGCCCATATTTGAGATTTGCCCCAGGCAGCGATTTGTCATCGGATTGGCTTTCACATATTCGATAATGGCTTCAACATCGGCCTCGGCTTTGGCCTTATCGCCCTTAGCCGTTCCTGCAATAACGTCAACCAGAACGTAATAATCTGCTGCCATATCCCGGTCTATCGCCGTGCCGCCATTTGGGCGGAAGACAATGAACCGATCGGTTAGTTTTCCAGAATCTACCCAAGACAAAGACTGGATGATGTAGCCAGTAGTAAGCCCAGCATCAACGAGCACGTTGCGAACACGCTTATACATCGGAGTGGTCAAAGTGATAGTTCCTTCTTAATTACCGCGTCGATTTGCCTGCGGGTATCATCAAACCCCTTGGTTAAAAACTCCTTCCTGGCCGTCGCCCGGCGGAAGTTCTGAGGTACGCTTGGGTCATGGACGTATGCAGCGTAGTTAGCTGAATAACCCACCCGGCCAGTCACGCGATTGCCATTGACAGTAATCTCGCGGAACTGGCTATTTATGAGGGTTGATGTATCGATCGGGGTATAGAGCGCCGCCTGAGATCCGCCGATAATCAAAGCTGATTGCATGGCTCTGACGACCTTTCTCCCCTGAATATCACCAACCAGAGCATTAAGGTTTTTCTTCGCCTGGCTAATACCCTTCACTTTGATACCCATGACTACACTCCCGTAATTATCGCCCAGTCATCTTCCAGGCCGTCGAGAGTGTCGTTCCAGCGCGTCACGTGACGGACCTCATCAGCACCTGCTACGACCGGATCCTGCTCAGCGCTAACACCAATCAGGATGTAGTCGCCCTCATCAGCTAACGCATACGCAGTAAAGAAGGTGTTTTTTACGACAACCTCTTTACCAATGGAGCCGAGCTTTGCAGACAGGCCGCCGATGTAGTCGCACATGATGGTTTCTGGCGGTTCGTATGGGTCGACAGGATCGCCCCACTCGTCATTACCGCCCGCGCCCTTACGCCATATCGTGCACGGCTTGTTGTATGACCATGAAGCAGTAGACGACATCAGCCCTCCTTCCAGCGCAGCACCTTCGCGCCGGTCGCCCGGATGCGCTCACAGTTGATATGCCACTCGCCGTCCGATTTAACGTAGCCGGTAGTCTCCCGCCCGGTGTCGGTCATCACCCATACTCGGGTGAATGAGCGCGGGAGTCCGTGCTTAACAGATTTCCAGTTCATGAATTGCGCCCAATAAAAAACCGCCCGGAGGCGGTTGGTCGTTTGAAGTCTTGTTATCTGCCATGGTTTCGGTGATAACCGAACCTCACCTCTGCTGATTTTCTTGCCGCAGCGGCATCAAGCAGGTTATCGAATGAGCCAAGAGACACATCCTCTCCTTCATCGCCAATGGTGCTTTTCCAGGTTCCATATCGCTTATCCCACCTAACGCCGATAATCCCAGATGAATTTGACGAAGGAGTTTTACGATTTCTGGCATTACCCTCAGCATCGACGAGACGCAGATTGGATATCCTGTTATCCCGCTTATCACCGTTAATGTGGTCGATAAAGATTTCTGGGTGCTCATTGTAGTGAATCGCCCAGACAACACGATGAAGCCTGTAGCATCGCTTATTAAGCTTGAATACCAGGTATCCCCTGCGATTCTGAACCCCTACAACAGTGCCAGCATAGCGAGTGTTCCAAATTTTAGAATCTCGCTCGCTTTTGAAATGCTCTAAAGCGCGGGGCTTCCATTTAACAACGCCAGTAAGTGCATCGTAATCAAGCAGCTTTCGCAGGTAGTCCACAGGAAGATTTTTTTCTGTGCAGATATCCATGTAACCCTCGTAGCAAGGTCGCGTAGATTGAGGTTGCGGCAACAGAGTCTACGATCTCTGCTTTCGGTGATCAGCCTAGCCGCGTGGATATTTTATCAGCACTAACACCCACCAACAACGAGAAACAACCCTACTTTCTGACCGACATCAATGGGTAATCCTGATGTACAGCCAGACGTATCCAGCGCCAGCAGCGCGTCACGCATGTTGAGCACGCTCTCGCCGTAGTCAAACGAGCGAGAGGCACCGGACGGAGCGCCCTGCGACTTAATCCGCTGCGTGTACGCCGTCAGAGCCATCAAGGTGACTGCGTACACTTGGATGAGCATCAGATCGCAATCGTCGTAACCGGCGGCAATCAGGCAGGGTTCTATCTTCGCCAGCTTGCACAGGTAGGCGTCGATCATGAAGTCAGGAACGGTGGTATAGCCAAGCGCAGACAACTGCTGTTTAACCTGCGCCGCCGTTATCTGCACTACAGCCATGTTTTATACCCTCCTGAGTAACCCAATTCACCGAGGAACGCCTGCACGTCTGCCGCTGTGATTGGGTCAGCCATGGTTATTTCGCCTTTTTCGATTTAGCGGAGGTGTCAGCCTGCTCTGCGGTTTTATCGTCAGCGCTAGGCGTGGCAACTTCAAGCTCCTGCTCTTCAACTTCGCCCACCACCGATACGCGACCAGCGAAAGCCGGTGGAACGTCAATCGCAACGAACTCATGACCTACTGGCAGTTGCTGGAATACGCCGTTAATTGTTCCCCAGCAGCCAGTCTTCTCGACCTTTAACTTTTTCATGCTCTCTCCCGTAGAGAAGGGGCCGAAGCCCCTTAACCCTGTGCGTTGAACACTTTAGAGCGACCGTTGAAATCGCGCTTGATTTGAAGACCGACAGCACTCCAGACCAGAGTGTTGTAGTTGTCGAACGGATTCTGACGCGGGATCATGAAGGTACCCACTGGCGCGGCGATGCGCGTCTTGATGTACTGCGAATTGCGTACGTAGGCAATGAAGTGGTTACCGGTCAGCTTAAAGGTCTGGTTGAACGACTCGATGCGACCGTAGCGCAGAATGTATTCCAGCACCGTGCCTTCTTTGAAGCCGGCAGCATCTGAATATGGGCGGTTCAGGTTGCGCATAATGTCAGGCGATGCCCACATCTTAACCTTCTCCTGCACGTAGTTATCATCCAGAAGTTTGGCGAACGGGCCGGTGAAGAATGCCACTGATTCATCAGGAGTTGAGGTGGTCAGGTCAATATTCAGACCGGATGCACTCAGATCCACTTGGTTGGTGTTGGCGTGGTTGGTGATACCTGCGCCAACATAGCCTTTCACCTTCACTTTCGCATCGCCTGACAACATGTAGTCAGCCATGTCTTCACGGATAGCCGCAACGTGCGCTTCCTGATCGTCAGCCATCGCATCGAGGTTTTCCGACTGCATGCCGTTCCACTCACGCCATTCACGGCTGTAGCCGGTGTTGAAGATCGGGATTGGGTCACCAGCTTCGTCGTAGATGACTTTATCCAGCTCTTCCGGAACGTGGCCCGTCAGTGTGCGATGAACCTTACCAGCATCACTGGAAACGCGATACAGCGCCGCAGTTTTACCGATAGAGATCGGCGTACCGAGACCGAGCAGATCATCCAGCAGGCCGTTGCCTTCGTCATTACGGAAGACTCGGGTGGTGATGTTGTCCACTTCACGCCAGTAGTCTTTGGAGATCAGCGCGGCCTGGTTAACTTCCAGCGCGCCGCCATACTGGGCGGAAATAGTGTTCTGGTTGATGTTGAAGGACTCACGCTGCATAAGCAGTTGATTCCATGCCTGCTTCACCTGGTTGTGCTCGGTGATCAGCTTTTTGTTGAATACGATCATGCTCATGCGGTTGCTTTCCCTGATTTGCGAACTTTCACGAGTTGAGCTTCAGCGCCAACGGTGATTTTTTCGCGTGAATAAAATAGGACCTGGTCGGTGGCTGGTGTGGTTGACTTGGCCAGCGTGCCGTCACCGGAAGAAACCAGTCCTTCATTTTCCAGCAGCACTTCCCCGGCTTTGACGCGCATGTGGTAGTCAACATCGTCTTCACACATGATCGCCGCGCCAGTATCACCAGCGGGAACCGCGTCTCGGATATCGCCGCCGCCGATATAGTTGTGCTGCATGGCAAGCGCCACACCAGGGCCGCCAGCAGTGGCGTGATAAATGAATTGCCCACTTGCATCAAGTTCAACAAGAGAGCCAGGGAGAATGGCGACTTTGCAGATCGCCTCAATTACCTGAGGGTCATTCTTACGGGCCGGGCCCGCGATTACGGTATGGAAACGAGGTGCGAGAGCCATTATTCAGGTGCCTCCATGTTAAGGATTTCACTCTGAGCGCCATTCCCCTGGAATGCAGGGTTCAGACCGGTGCTGGTCTGGCACTGTGAGTACAGGTCGTTCAGCGCGTCACCGGACAGGGAGTTAACCGCTGCTTCGGTCATGAACGAGAATTTCGCTTTAACCGCATCGCGCTTGGTCTTCAGTTCGCTTTCAGCGTTCGCCTGCAACTGAGTTTCCAGCTTGCTCAGCTTTTCGTTCAGCGGGGTGAGCGCCGCATTAACAGCCGCGGTGATCACATCAGAGTTAATCTGAGCCTGGTCAGGATCGCCGCCGCCTTCTTTCTTCTGCATCTGCTGGTTGTAGGCATCCCAGACCTGATCGTCGGTCAGCCCGTCGGTTTTAACGCCTGCGGCATTGAGCGCGGCGATCATCTTCTCTTTCATCGGGTTTGTTTCTCCGTTGGTTTTGACTTCGTACTCAGTTGGTTTGCGCACGACTTCTACTGGATTGCCGACAAGCGTTACGACCTTGTCAGAGATGAGGTACTTCTGGTCGAAGAGCTTCGGCTTTGCGTTTTCGCCATCCTCTTCGTAAACGAAATGGTCAGGCCAGACGCTGACGACGTAGCGCCACTTTTTGTCGTCCTGCTTGATGGACATGCGCAGCGCCTGGTAGATGTCGTCGAAGGACATCTCTGAAGCGTTGCTGATGAAGAACTTCACTTTGTTCCACCAGCCGTCTTTCATGCTGTTGGCGGCATCGATGAGGCTTGTCGATTCAACATCGGCCTCCCGCCCGTCAGCGTTAACGAACATGCCGACGCCTTCATCCGGCGTGCCAGCACCAGGCTCATCGAGCAGGATCGCGATGTGGTCGAACTGCATGTTGTGAGCGACCCAGGAGTACTTCTTCTGCTTCGACTCACCTGCCTTTTGCTCTTTGTTCAGCAGTAGACCGGTAGAGACATGAATCGGGTCGGCGTTATTGCCGGAAATCATGTCGTCCAGGCGCTGAATAAGGCGCTTACCGTCGGGCTTGGTATCTGCTACGGCCTTATTGACGTAAACGTCCATCACGACCTTGTCGTTAGCCTTGCTGACGTTCTGAGCCCACGCTCCGGCGTAGTAGTCATTGACAGCTTGCGGGTCGTTGGCGCTGACGTATTTGCCGTTCACCATCGGGTGGCCGATCGGCATTAACTTGCGCTCCATCGTCTGGTAGCTGTTGTTAATCTCCTCCGCCGGGTACAGGCCGCCATTCATCACGATGTCATCGACGATCGGGACCGCACCACGAATGACGTAGTGTTCCTGGCCGTTGATGGTGGTCGTTGAGATGTTGGAGGCGTTGATGGCGAGGGATTTAACGTGGATGCTGGATAGCTTCACGTTGCGTCCTCTTAGCGTTGTTTTGGTGGTGGCAGCACTTTGCCTGATGAGGTTGTTTTACTCGGTTGATACCCGCTCAGTGGCGCTGGACGGCAGCCATCGCAAAAACGCGCTGGCGCAGGAACATATTTACCGCAGCGATGACACGAGCAAGGATCTGCTGATCCCGAACCCGCTGCCATAACAATCAGAACCACGATCAGCAGCAGTAACAGAACAATAACTATGGTCACGCGGCCTCCTTTGCGGTCCACTGCTGACGCTCTTTTTTCAGCTTATCCGCCAGCCCTTCATTGAATATGCTGCCGTCGTCGTTGAGCAGTACCGGGATCTGGCTGCAATAGCAATGGTATTTGTTACCATCTACTGCATACCAGTCGCGCACCTCTTGCACGGTTCTGACCTTTCCATGCCAGAATGCGTGCGTTGTCCTGGTGGTAGGCTTCAGCGCAGAAAGATGGAGAAGACCAGTATTCAGCCCGAGCCTCTCGGAAGCCCAGTCCGTCTCATTCCATTGAGCTTCACGCAGCGCGCCGACCTGCTCGGTCTGAGCGATGTTCTTCGCCTTCGACATAGACACATCGAGGCGCTTACTGATGACGCTGGCCGTCTCGCGAGGATTCACGCCGCGCGCTACCGCATCGGTGATGATGTTGGTCAGGTCGCCGCGGGCGGTGTCGCTGATGACCTTCCAGTCACTGAACGTTGTCAGCCTGGCCACCGATATCTGGTTAAGGTAACCGGGGCTGCTTAAAAGCTGCTGGAGCGTCGTCTGGCTGGTATAAACCTGCGACTGCTGCGAGAGGTTGTTGAATGCCTCCAGCGTGCCGCGCTGCGCTTCTGCGACGACGTAATCCATCGCCCAGAGGTTTTGCTCGCCACCCTCCAGAAGATGGTCATCGAGAATAGCCTGCACCGCCTCCAGCATGTCAGCCAGTTCCTGCGCCGACATGTCATAGATGAACTTGCCAGCGTTGACCTGGTAGAGCCGCATATCCGCGCCGTTGTCGTGGCACAGGAAGTGCCAGTTATGGCTGTTTACCTCTCGCTCTCTCCCGGTCAGGCGCTGGTCGAATAGTGCTTTCAACGCTACCTTTATCGCGTAATACCTCTCCTCAATGTCGCGCTCCATCCGGCTAACAGACTTACGCGACATTGTGGGATCAACTTTCGACCGCGGTATTACCGGACTTTTCGGCTTCTGATTCTGGGTCGGCCAGTGGGTCAGGCTTTGGCTTATTGCCATCTGGCGGCACCTCGTCATCAAGTTCAGGCAGCGCTTGCAGTTCGCCCGCCGCGCGTATCTCGTTTTCGGTGATTGCTGAGCGGCCAAAGGCGTTCGTCGACTTCACGGCTACGTCGGCGAGCTTGTCCATGTTGGCAATTTTCTCTGCCTGACTCGGCGCCAGTAGATCAGACCATCCGACGGTAATTTCCTCGCCTGCCGGTGGAGGGATAAAGCCAAACTCCCAGAATCGGGTAACTATGTCCGTTATCAGGTCTGTCAGGAAGCCGGTTCGCCGGCTCATTCTGGTCTTAGCCCAGTCCTTCGCATCCTCGGTGCTGGCCCGCTCGCCCGTCTGCATGCCGACCAGTACTTTGACAGGGATCGGCACGGTGGCGCAAAACTCATTCAAAATGGTTCGCCACGTTGGTTCTGGGTCCGCCGCTGCAACCGATAACACACTAACATCGCCCTCCTGCATCATCACAGCGCTATCAGAGCTATCGTTAAGGCGTCGCACCTGCCCATCAAGGGCTTCGGATAGCTGAGATTCTGAAACACCAAGAGCCTTAGCCAGTGCTGAGAAGTTTGTTTTGGCGCTGAAGTTGAAGTTGAGCTGGCGGCTGGCGTTTTTGAAGAAACCTTCAGCCGCACCGCCGGAGACCTTTTCGCTGTCCATGATTTTATGGAAGCCAGCAGCAAGCATTGATTCGCCAGAGTAGAGGCGTCCATCGTCTGACCCTTCAGCGAGGATAATTACGCGGTCAGGGTGGACGTTAATGATGCGTCCGGGCTGCCCGCCTGCCTGCTGTTGTACTGGGATTTCAGTAAACGAGTACATGGTGACGTCACCATAGTTCTCGCTGCTCTGGTCTTCGTTGTAAGTGACAGGCTCAATCTGTGCCTCCCACACAGGGATCAACTTAACTAACGCCTTTTCCTTCTGCCTGGCAGTAACTATCTTATCGACCGGTTTATCCCAGGTCCGGTTATCCTTTACCTGTATCAGCAGCGCAGAGTAGCGCCCCACTAGGTTGCGTTTGTCAGCGCCCTTTATCTGTTTCCAGCAACGCTTTAGCAGTTTGTTTACGCGCTTATCCCAGTCCGTTTGCTGGGTGGCATCCTTCGTCTGGTCACCTTCGTAGACATCCGGGAAGTCCTCCCAGCAGCCATCGACCATCCGGTTAACCGCAGCGTTAGCAATAGCATTGCGGCTGTAGGCTCGGAAAAAGTCGTCGAAGGTCAGATTCAGTGGATAGCCAAACTCCTGGTACAGTCGCTGGCGTTTCGTATTACTGGTGCCATTAAACAGAGCGTTAACGTAGCGCATACGATCACGATCGAGGCTGGCATTTGCGGCAAATTGTTTGTTCATTTCGCTTTCGTTCACGGTTTCCTCCGTCAGCGCGAGCGCACCAACATGCCGGTGATTTTCTTTGGTGAATGCAGTACTCGGTAGCGGGTAGCATCCCAGTCGTGGTCTTCCTGCTGGGTATCTACGTCATCTGGGTTTTTGCTGTCGCGAACCAGCACGGGTATGCGGCTAATCCATCCTCGGCAATGCTCAAACACGTAAAAGGCAGGCTTCTCAGGTATGCCAGATTCCAGCTTCTTACCTTCAACTACAGCCTCAAGCATGTCAGCGAATACCGAGGCCCCGTTTACTCGCGAGCCAGGCTTCTTATTGGCTTCAAGCCATTCGACATCCTGACTTTCCATTTTCTGGCCGATCGACAACTCATCGTCACCGGTATTGAAAATGGCGCTATCAGCCGGTCCAGGGATAACTTCCGAGCATATTCCCGGAACAATGTTCAACTGGCCCTGCGTAACACCGTCTATTTGAATCTCTTCCGGCTCGTCGACGTCTTCGCCCACCAGCCGCTTGTCAATCCACGCCACGCCTTTCGCGACGTTGGTGGATGACATATTCAGGCCTTTGTTCAGCTCATCAGGCGGGCAGCCATACCATTCTCCGATCAGGATTAACGTCCCTGCCGGCGGGCAGAACTGCCGACCATCAGGCAGTTCGGCGGCAGTGCCATCAGCCTGAGCCCACCACAGATTTGAGAACGGCTTCGACTCACCCCAGTCATGGGAGCGGTCAACTGTCCAACTATCCGGTATGCGGAATGGCTTAATGACGTGCAGCGATTCATTCCACAGGTGGTCGAATCGCCCGCCACTGGTCACATCCCAGGAGCCCTCTACCCACGCTTTGCGTCGGTTAGGGTCTTTAATAGCCATCAGGGTCGCAATGTACTGCGGGTCGAGGTAAGGGTTCTCTTTGAACGATCCGTGGATGGCCACGCGAGTAAGCGTGATTTCCTCTTCTCGCTCAGTCTGGGGGTTGAATACCATTTGCCTGTCACGCTGCACGGTTCCACGCGGAGCCGGCTCAATGAAGCGCTTCTTCACCCAGGTATGCCCGATGCCAAACGGGTTGGTAGTGCTGAACGTCTCCAGCGGGATTGGCTTCAGTAACTTGCCATTATCCAGCGGGTAGTTCTCCGGCCTGAACGATGAGCGTCGGCAGGAGAACATCATTTCGTAGAACTCTGGGGACTGCTGTTTCGTCAGCTCGTTAAAGCCAATGAACGGGAATTCTTGCCCGTGGAAATCCCAGTAGTCGTCCGCCTCTTTGCCGAAGCGGAAGAGCAGCTCCTCGCCAGTAGGCCATACCCATCGCAATTCGCTCGCAGATGACAGATAGCGTGCACCGTCGTTGAACAGGCGAAACATACGCTTCGACTGAGTAATGATGTCGGCAAGGTTCTTATATTCGGTGTCGAAAATGACGCCGCGCCAGAACGAGCCATAACCCACGCCGACATTACGCCTGAACCTGGCTAACTGCGCAGCGGTCTTGCCTGGTCCGCGAGTACCCTCGAACAGGATTTCGTTACATGGGCAACTCAGCGCCAGAGACTGCGATCCAGGCAGTGGCTTCCATACAGCTTTGTAATTCATCCACCGAGCACCCCGTCCTGTTGTTTCTGCGCTGCCGCCTCCCAGTCATCCACGTTGTCACTGGTTGGCACCAGCATGACGTTATGGGTGACCTCTTTCGTTTCAGCCTTATTCTCGATGCTGTATGCCTCACGCTCGAGGCCGATCAGCGTCTTCAGGCTGTCGCTCAGGTCTTTCATGGATTTAACGCGGGAAGGCAGGCTGATCACTTTCTGATAAATTTCATTGAGCCGGTCCCGCCCTTTATCGTCGGGGTCAAACATGATGTCGCCCAACTGCTCGAGCGCGCTTACATCTGCGCACTGCGCACCAAGTTCATCGAATAGCATGTTGGTCAGTTCACGAGCCCGGCGGATGTCTCCCCGGTGCTCCATGCGTACCGTGGCAATTACCTCGGCAGTCGCCTCTATCAGTACGCGTTCGGTCAAAGTGCTTTCGTTGCGTACCTGTTTGCGTACCTCCTGTTTGCGTACCAGATCATCAGCCTTTTGCTGAATCTTCGCATTGAGGTCACGCGACCAGTCGTCACGCTTGGCGCGCTTACGGATAGCGCCTTCGCTGATACCGTGTTGTGATGCTATTTCTCGGAGGGACATCACTCCGGCCCGGTACGCCGTCTCGATGGCCTCCCAGTCCGGTTTTGCCATTATTCACTCCAATAAAAAAAGCCACCAGCGAGTGCCAGTGGCTTGAATGTGGTAATCAGAAATGGGTTCGAACCGTTGGGACAAACAATATTAAGCGCTCACCCGCTGGATTAAAGTAGCATCACGCTTCGTCTGGCCGATATGAACTCCTGTATCACTCTACTGACGTATAGAACCAAGCATGACCCATCCTACTGCTACGCGCCAGTCTCGCTGCTTTCAACCAATCAGAGCATCATAAGCCTCGATAATTTCTTTCCTGCTCACGTATCTATCGGCTGCCACCAATATGGCACCACTTTCGCCTTTCAGAAAAGTTGAAAAAAAAATCACCACATCCAAACACCTCACCTCATCATTAGCATACAGATAAAGAATCTTGCTCCGATAACTTCGAATTTTCAGCAACTTAGCAGGCTCATCATCAGCAAAAATCAATAGCTGTGCCATAAAATCTCCTTCTACACATAATTCCTTACAAGAGAAGATTGTTAGTCCCATGAACACTCAATCACATTGACGAATCTTTTGCCTGTGATTTACGTTACCTTTAATAGCCCAAAAGTCTTTTTTAACTCATTCACCTGAATTCAATTCTGAAAGAAGTGAAAATGGCAGCAAACAAATCACCAGGAGTTTAACTTTCTTTAATTAGTTATAGTGCAGAATGCTTAACCCTGTATATAGAGTTCGCTTCTTCGCACTTTTCTTTCAAGTATATGAACCGGGTGGATACTTCACTGTTTGAGCAGTTCGTTACAATGCAGTAACCCTCTACCCATGCCTTTTCATCCTTTTCGGCAAACAAACTTTCGAAAATGGCAGCCCAAGTGCTGTTAGGCATGCGTTCCAGTTCAAAATACTTCATTGTCCCTCCCTCACGAAGGGTTCTGTACTCATCCAATCCTAAGATTTTCATACTGCATCTCACGGTCTTTTTAATGTTATGATTTCTAGCATCATATCCAGGCTTTTCCTACCCCAAAATCCATGGGACTCTGCATTTTATCATCATTAGCAACCAGCAGATGAGCTTTGTAATGGCCGGCTTAGCTAATCAGCAACTCAGGCTGCGTAACCTGCATGATGTGCTCATGCTCGAGCTCCAGAACGCGCTTCTCTTTCTTCCGCTCATTCATCAATCGGCTTCCGATCGTGCCTTTCAGCTTTGAGCGCGTTTCTTTAATGGCGAAGCGGTGCTGCATTTCTTCACCCATCGCCATGCGTCGGTTTAGCTGCTCGGCCATCCAGTTAAAGGCATTGATGTAACACTCCTTTACTGCGGCAGCTGTTTTGCCAGTGAACCCCATCACGAGCATCATGCATCCGTCACGGGTGATGTTATACATAGGCTGAACATCGCCATTTTTATCAATGAAATCAATGGGCGCAAAATTGCGCTGGGTGAAGTCATCGGAGCATTTCAGGTTACGTATGGCACGCAAAACGTCTTTGTGTCGCTTGCCAAAGTAATTCGCCACCTTGAGTGATGTGGTGATTATCTTGTTGTCGAGGGTCGTGACCATTTCACGAAAATCGAAAGCCGGAATAACTGACGGATTATTCATAGCGTGTACCTTTCTTTGAGATGAACCTTTGCCGCATAGGAAATCAGCCCGTCGAGGCTCGCCAGCTCTAACTGACTTCCTCAAAGGCTCATTTCAAAGGGTATGGTTCGACGTGGTTTAAATGCGCTGCGGTGCGCGGTGAAATGCGGATACAAAAAAGCCCCGGCAGTTGCAGAGGCTCAGAATTATGTTTTTGTAACTTGGTGATTTCTCTTCAGCTGGACTGCTCACAGCATGACTGACTTTTACTACTTTCATTTCTCGAATTCAATTTATTTTTTTCTCGCTTCTTCAATTTTCCTTATTCCCGCCTTATCCAGATTGCACTGCCCAAGCGCCGTGTAGAGCTGAGCGTTTAACTCCAGACTTGCCTGCCACGTGAACGGAACCACCATTCCGGGAATCGGCGTGTCTGCTGTCAGGTCAGCGCTTATCGGCACCACTGGGGCCGGTACGTAAACTGTCTGCGTATTCCCGCAGGCTGTCAGCAGCGGCAGAAGGAACAAGCTGGTTAGCGCACGGATCGCCTTCAAGCGCCTGCCTGATGTAGACAATGCGAGTCTCGCTTTTTTTGGCCAGTTCGTTCTTTGCATTCTGGGTAGCCTGTGAAATGTCACGGATGATGTTCATCGTGGTGATCACGTTGCTGGTGATCGCCTCCGATGTGTCTGCCCTTACCGTCGCTTTGTCGCGCTGGTCTTTGTAGGTGATGGCGTTATCGCGGTAGTGGTTAATCGCCCAAGCCATGGAAACTAGCAGGCAGATAACGACAGCGCAGATGATTGCGGTTAATCGGCTCATTTCACACCGTCCAGGCAGAGCGCCTTTTCTTTCCCGGCTCGAGTTACCAGACCAGGAAGAATCTTGCCGCCACCCCATACCCAGCGAGGGAACTGGTTGCATGCCGCCGTTATGTCCCCACTTCTGAGAAGAGAGAACATCGTGGAGGTGCGCATGTTTCCGCAGCCAGCACGAAACGTTACCGATACAGCAGCCGAGAAAGTATCATCAGATAGCTTTCTGCCATTCCCGTAGCGGTTAACGCATGATTCAGCATCAAGGATGTTGCGCTCCCACTCGGCTGCGATCTGCTGGTCAGACTTAACAGTGCCAAGCTTCACGCCATGCGTGTTCCCCATACCGTCAGTCAGCACACCGGCCGGGCAGACATATGGATCTCGCCGGCAAGATTCAGCGTTGCCGATTAACTCCAGCCCGCGCTCGTTTGTTCTTACGTGGCCCGCATTCATCACAATGGCGATGATCGTTCCGACGGAGCAGACAATACCCGCCGCGCCGCTTTTCTTACTCAGTTTCAACTGGGCCACCGGAAATTCTCCGCATTGCCTCCGTAACCACCTCGGCGGCAGCCGGACGATCGGAGTGAGGTTTTTTACCTACATCAGATAAGTAGTTTTCCAGCAGCTGGGTTCGTTTCCTTTCCTCAGCCATACGCTCACGCTCTTCTTTCCGTTTTGCGTAATAGGTTTTTATCGTGAAGAACGCCGATACCAGCGCGCCGATAATAAACACGTAATCCTGCAGGCTAAGCAAAGAGAACAGACCCAAGGCCGCCGACCACCAGTACGGCAGATCGTGTCCATTTGTTGGGTTCATACGTTGCATTCCACACCTCCGGTTCCGGGGTGCTGTGTGGTAGTTGGGAAAAGGCCGTCAGACACGATAGCTACATGGCATCTGGAATTGATTGTCTGCGGCCTGAATAAAAAACCCGGCGACAGGCCGGGAATATGAGGGTAAGGCAATGTCGGCTCTATGGCCGAAGGGTCCCAGGTAGTGGGTTTGGGTCGCCCGTCTGGATTCGAACCAGCAATCATCCAATTATGATTTGGGAGCTTTACCGCTTAGCTACAGGCAAATAAAAAGGCCGCCTAAGCGACCTGTCTGTTGAGTTGCACCTTCACCACATTTTGAGCCCACGTAAAAAGCCTCTTAAGCCTTTAGCGTGCCTCCTGTAATGCGATGTGCACTCATCAATGACATCATGAGCTGACACAAAACGAAGTGACTTGCTACCAACCTCTTTGTGCACTTTGTTTATGACGTTAAATATTCGAACACTAAAAACATCATCCACCTTTCTGATTTCGTAACGATAGGTGATGTTGTTAGTGCCGCCAACGTAAAGCTGGAAGTTCTTCATGATGAGGCCTCTCTGTTTTCACTGGAGGCCACATTTTACATAAGTTAAAAATGATTTTTAACTTTTAAAGACTACTTGGTTTACATAAAGCAGAATAAACAAAGCCCCGCACGATGGCGAGGCTCTTAATTCTTTGTCGACAATCAAAGCTATGGCGACGATATCAGATTTACATGAAATATATGCGTTTCAGTTCGGTTTTGCAAGACTTACATCTAAATTTGTCGCCTTTTGTTGTGAACGTGATCGCGTTACTGAGATAAGCGCACCACTATCGAGCCGCTTAAAGCTGTTGCGCATTGCCAGCCAGTGAGGCAAATACGTTTCCGTCCATGTAGATTTCGCTACGCCCGCCAGTTCCGCCAGCGCCTGGTATTCATACGTTTCCCGCCCCGCCAGCTCTGCTTTCACGTCCTGCGCCGCCAGCCAGATAAGCTTCTTCAGGCGTTCCATCGTCTTGCCGGCCACTTTCTTCGCGCCGAGCTGTTCCCGGAACTCTGCCCACGCCCACTGGGCGATCGCCACCTGGTACTCGAAGCTAACGCTCTCGCTGTAGTTCCACAGCAGCCAAGCTTTCTGGTGGTCCTCCAGCGACAGGACAGCGCGGCGCCACGATGCGGTCACAAACTCAACCGGCCCCACCAGCGCGATAGATGAGCCTTTGGCACGGGACTGGCTGCCGCTCATCGGCGGGCCGTCCGGGTTGACCATGCGCTGCTTATCTTTGTCGAATACCTTTTTCCTTCCCCGGCTGCGCGCCGTCGCGGTGAATTGCGCATTCTCGGCGAAAGCTACCAGTTGCCCTTTCGTCGCCCCGCTCAAATCTGCGGTCGCCACAATGAGCTGCTGACGTACGTATTCCAGTTGCTGACTGTTCATGCGGCTTCCTTATGTGGCTGATTGGTTTTGGTCTGGCTGTGCTTTGCTACTGGCGGCATGCTGGCGCGCTTAACGCTTTCTGCCTGATACTTTTCGAAATCAGATCTGGTCATGATTCCACCACTCCCGTGCTGACTTTCTGTATTCAGGGTTTTCTGTCTGACAGATAATTTCCGCTCGATCGCCGCTTATCAGTTCGCGAGCTTTCGCATACAGCCTTTCTCTTTTCGAAAGCTGTGTCGTTTCATACCAGGTGCTGGCAACGAACTTTCTCGCTTCAACTGGAGTGAATGTCTTCACGCTGCCTCCCGCTGTTTCAGTGCTTTGAGCTTGGCGCGGTACTCATCGCGGATCCGGATGAAGTCTTCCCGGCGGTAGTTAGTCATTTCGTGGGGGCCGTTGAGCCAGTCGACGTAATCCTGCCCGTAACGAGCGACCAGGCCAGCTTCGTATTGCTGCGCGACCGTCGCCTCTTTGGCGGTATACTTCCCAGCCCCGGCATTGCACGATTTGCACTGCTTATGGGCGTTGCGCTCTTCAAAGCGCAGTTCAGGATTAGCGCCGACCGTTTTGAAGTGGCCGCAGTCCCACTGTCCGCCATGCAGATCAGGAGGGTTGGTCTCGCCGCAGCTGATGCACGGAAAACCAGCATCACGCGCGCGGATGTAGGCGTTGAATGCCTGCTGAGCCTGCGCTTTGTAGTAACCTGCTGGCCGTAGCTCTGCCAGCCTCTCCTTACGTCGTTTGCGCCCAGCCTTCTCTGCCTCTTTCTGCTCCTTAATGCGCTTAGCGGCGGCTTTCACCTTCTCCTTCTCGCGTTCTTCCATTGCGAGGATTGCGCCGTGTTCCGGGCAGCACCAGCGGATCCGGATGTCATGGAATTTCGGCACGAAGTATTCGCCGCATACTTTGCACTTACGGCGTGATGGTTTACGCATGATTCCTCCGTGCCGCGAGACGCAGCCATTTCTGATCCACCAGGCGGGCGGTGTAGCCTTTCAGTGTCGGGATGTCGGACGGCTTAACCGCGGGCTTACGCTTGCGGCGAGCAGGAACGCGGAAGATTTCATTGGTGATGACGCGGGAAAGCGGAGTAGACATCAGGCCTCCTGCTTATCGCGCAGTTGCTGGTACTCGCAACTTTGGGGAATGGTCAGGTGGCAGCCGATATTCATCGCCCAGGCTTCGACCTTGCACAGGAAGATGTACATTTCGCCCGTTTCCAGCTCTGAAGTATGACGTAGGGATTGGACGGTGGTGACCTCGCCAGACACGACGTCTACACGGTCCTTGCTTTCGTAGCCGAGATAGGTGTGCTTCATCGCGTCTTTGACCCACTCAGGCGTAGCGAAGGTCTTGCCGCGCGCGATCAGGTACTCGCTAATTTCCGTGTACCACATGTGGCTGAGCGCGTTCTGCGACAGGCTGCGCTTCTCGCGCCATGGCTTAACCTGAAGGCGGAAGCATTGCCCTGCATCCAACAATGGCTGAATCTGCTGGCCGATGGCCGCGAAGTTGCCGCGATGTAGTTTGATGCCGTCTACTGGAAGAGTCATACGGCCTCCTTAAAGGAAACCGCAGAATGCAGAAAATCGCAGGTGCATTTCTGCATCTGTGACAAGGTGAGGAGTTCAGATTGTGGTCGCATTTAAGTCCCCTTAAATGCGCAGAAGTCACCGGAGTTGTTCAGGCTCCGATGACATGATTATGGCTGCTTGATTCCAGAAAATCAAAGGCTGATCATTCTCCGAGGAAAGTATATTTTTCTCCGTCAAAATCATGGAAATAAAATCCCTTGGCTGTTCTCTCATCGAAAATGAACTCGAACAGCTCATCACCAGCGGCGCCGTCAAAAATGACTTCCGTGACTGAGTCTTTAAGGAAAACTAACATTTCCGGCGATCCGTCAGTGAATATTGCTTCCATAACGATTTTTGGGTTCTTTAGTAATGCAACTTTCATTTTTAGTCATCCTGTTTCAGGTAAACCGGATCGCTACCTTTCGGCAAAGTTATCGACTTCTCACGATAAAACTTAAGGCGCTCAAGGAAATAATCACGCAAATGCTCGGGCTGCTCGCGCATCACCGCCTCGGGGATAACGGGCATGTTCAGCCGCTCTTTGTACGCCACGCCGGAGGCTGCAAGGTCAACGTTAACCTTGTCGCGTTCCTCTTGGCTCTTTGCAGCAATATTGAAGTCGTTCATAATCATCAACTCATTCGTTTTAATAGAACGTATCTTACGTCAGATAACCGCTGCTGAGACCAATTATGCGCGCAAAGATCCATCGTTACTGCTCATGGATATTTTTTATCGTACTTTTCCTGTTCCTGTTTGCTCTCTATCAGAAAGCGTACTTGGGTGTCGCCCTCAATCAAATTATCATTGCAACGCTTGCCGTTACTGGTTTTCTCGGTTGGATTACGAGAGAAAAGCATCCCAAGAATTGAGTAAATGGCCACTATGAAGTGGCCGGCTCATCGTAAAAATTAGCGTTCAAATGCCATCGGCACCCTGAAGCATGGCGGCGCGGCAGGCCACCCACGCTTCCCATCTTGCTTGTGTTGCCTCATCGGCGTATGCAATACCGTATTTGTGCAGGTTAAATCCATGGTCTGACTCACGCTCAGAAGCTTCGAATCGAAGGCGTAATGTATCTAAATCAGTTAGCATCACTTTTCTCCTTTGGCTGCTCGGTCTATGCGTTCAATTTCAGCCAGAATAAGTGCACCTGCTTTCACAAGGTCACGACGAGCCCCAGATTGCTTCCACCATTCAGGATCCCACGGCCAATGCGCAGGCGTTGAGAAGCCTTGATTATGTGCGTTAATCGCATAGCAAGCTGCCGCATCTGCCAGCTCACTATTTTGATAGGCGTCGTCATGCTCAGAAGTCCATCCCTCGATGGACATTTGTCTTTGGCGTTCAGATGCCACATCCAGAATTGCAGGATTGAATGCCACAGCCTCCGCTTCGAGCGATGCCAGCGCCAGCTTCATCGCCGCAAGCGCATTGGACGCATCTTCGTTTACTGCGCCTGGTGTCGCATCGCGCTCTTCTTCAAGCTGTGCGATGGTCTGCTGGAGCCATTCTTTGGTAAGTGTGCTCATGGTTTAGCCCTCGAAATATTATGGCGTGGTGCGAAAGCGCGGGTTCGGTCCTTGCTGATGCGCCATCCATGGGAACGAGCCTCCTTCGCGCATTCTGACCACGTGTTACCGACGTACTCGCCAAACTCTGGACCGTGCCACGATTCTTCTGTACAGGTCTTGCAGTCGCAGTAAAGATGCATGGTGTAGTTGGCTGCTATGGGCATATCACTCTCCTTTACCGGCTGCGGCGGACTCCAACTCATTGATGCGATTGCGAAGGGCTGCTATCTCCATCTCGGCAGCATCAGCATAATGAACGTTTGAATGCTCTTTAAGATGCCCGCACGCCATCATGAAACCACGGTGATGCTCGCGGTTAGCTCGGGCAATCTCTTCTTCGATGCGACGGTCTTTGGCTTCCAGCTCATCCAGCAGCGCTTCAGCCGCAATGTAGATCAACTGGCGCTCGTGGTCAGCCGGATCACTGTTGATGCCGCGCATGAATTGGAATTCTTCACGCAGCGCCTGTTTGTCGATGTTGCTCATTGGGCGGCCTCCTGCTTCTGCTTGTTGTATACGGCCCAGCTCAGAGCATCGAGCTTGTCACGGCCTGCTTTGTCGTACATGTGGATACCGTCTTTGCAGGCGTGTTCGAGTTTCACCTGCTCCTCAAGCTGATTGAGTTCGTCGTATGACAGGGTGGCCAGCTTCAGGCGATTCCAGCCAAAGTTACGGATGCGTGTCATACCCCTACCCTCCCCCAAACCATCAATACCCGCTTCATCGCCGCGCTGTTGCGGCACTCCTGAAATATTCCGTTGGTGCAGCTGCGCGCGGTGCCGTCCTGCTCTTCCGGCGTCGCCAGGCGATAAGTCACCGTTCGCCAGACCTTGCTCACCCGGACAATCTTGCGGGACCGCTCCAGATCGATAGCATTCTTCGTGATGCAGTTGATGGTCATGCCGCACTCTGTGGCCACATCCTTCGCGGTGAAGGTCCGGTGCGTTTCGAGATAACGCAGAATTGCCTGTTTGCCTTTCATCGTCTTAGCACTCATAGTCAGCCTCCTGTTGCATCTGGCCGCTGTAGGTGAAATCTACCGGGTCCAGGCCTGAGTAGCGGCTGCTGAAGTGGTAGGTCTTTTCTGCCCCCGGCGCATGGCGGGACTTCACACAGATGATTTCGGTGATGCCTTTCAGTTCGGTGTTCGGGTTGTATTTCTCATCCCGGTAGATCATGAAAATCACATCGGCTTCCTGCTCGATAACACCGGACTCGCGGAGGTCAGCTGCGACCGGGCGCTTATTAGCACGTTCTTCGACCTTACGGTTAAGCTGAGCCAGTGCGATGACCGGGCAACGCAACTCTTTCGCCAGGTTTTTCAGGCCGGTGGCGATCTCCCCTACGCTGCGGTTCATGTTCTCAGGGTCAGACATGCGCATCTTCTGGAGGTAATCAACAATGACCACACCAAGTCCACCCAGTTTCTTGCTCATTCGCCTGGCTTCCGCTCGCACCTGATGAACGCTGAGGGATGGCTTGTCGTTGATATAGATCGGGGCTTCGATGAAATCCTTCATGCAGTGGCCGACCTTTCCCCAGGCACCATCCATCACGCCGCTCTGCTTGCTGAGTAAATCCTCTTTGCTCACCCGGGCCCGGTGGAACGCGACACGTTCGGAGATCTGATCAACTGGCATTTCGAGGCTGAAGAACAGCACAGGCTTTTTGTTTTTCAGGCCGACAGTCTCGGTCACGGTGGTGCTGAACATGGTTTTTCCCATGCCCGGGCGACCGCCAACCACGATGAAATCGGTGTTGTTGAACCCGCCAAAAGCGCTGTCGATGGTTGCCATGCCAAGCTCGGTTTTGTGCTTCCAGATATCACCGCTGATAATCGACTGGATGGTCTCTAACGACATGTCGATCCCGGTGGTGATGTGTTCGGTTCCATAGTCAGCACTGTGCTCAATGCCGGAGATATCAGCCTGAATGTTGCCGATGATGTCAGCGATACCCTCACTGGATGGCTCCGACAGTTTCTGGATCCCTACCTGTAACGCCAGGGTCATACGGCGACCAAGGTACATTTCACGAAGCTTTTCGCAGTAGGCCGCCAGGTTTGCGAAAGACGGAGTGTTTTTGCTGCATTCAGCCAGGTAAGCGAAACCACCCGCACTATCAAGCACCCCGAGCTGCTCAAGATCGCTGGTCAGCGTAAGCAGGTCTATCTTCGAACCGGATTCGTTGAGTCGCTTATATGACCGCAGAGCCACTTTATGGGGCGTTGCTGTGAAGTGGTCCTCAGTCAGACCCTCAATCGCATCGGTAGCCATGTCGGCGCCATCTGCGCGACCTGCTGCAAGCATTATTCCGCCAATGACGGCCTGCTCAACGTATAAATCAATAAAACGGCTCATGCTTTGACTCCCTTGCGCTCACGGTGCTCGTTGATGGCCTGCTCGTAGACAGATCCCCAGTTCTTCGGATTCAGTATCCAGTCGAGAGACAGCCATGGCTGATCGCCTCTGGTGCCGAACAGGGAAGACTTGCTAATCAGCTCGAAGGCCATTCCCATGTGCTTCAGTTCTCGCCAGTTGCCCTGGGTGGTTTTGCCGTTCCACACAGCTTCCAGGTCTCGATAGGCCGGACGGCGGCGGTTCCACTCATGCAGTGAAACGGCCTTCGAAGGGAATTTTTCATTCCAGAGCTTGATGATCTCTTCGTGCGGACAGGCTTTCGGGTTGCTTCCATGACCATCTGCCCATACCAGGGCGTCTGACAGGTATCCATCAAAGCGGGTCATACGGCACAGGTTCTCTGGCTTGAAGCTGTGACCCCAGTTCACATGGGCCCAGCGGATAACCAGCTTCAGCTCTTCAGCGGTGTAGCACTGGTCTTTGCTCTTCACTGTGGAGAGAGCTTTCTCAAAAGGTGCCAGCGCAGCACAACGACTACCCGTTAGCTCGTTGAAGTAATCCATCACTTCCTGAGCGAGTGAGTTTTCCCCCTCGGGGGATTTAGGGGGATCTTTTCTTTCTTTCTTTTGAATAGTTTCTTTTGTGTTTAGCTGAGTTGGCTTATGGGTATTAGCTGACTTGGCTAATGTTTCATTAGCTGTTTCGGCTAATGATTTGCCATTTTGGCTAATGCTGAAATTCCAGTCAGAAATCACCTTATTCACCCCGATCGCCAGGCCGTTGGTAACGATGATGTTCATTGCAATCATCTCGTTCTTGGCCTTGCAGACATGCGTATGGTGAATGCCGGTCATTGCTGCAATCTGGGTATTGGTAATGCGGTCAAACTTTTTCCCGAACCCGTAAGTTTTGCGGATCACCGCCAGAACGACCTTCAGCTGGCGAGCCGTTAAATCAGCAGCCATAACCGCTTCCAGCAGCTCGTTAGCGATGCGGGTATACCCATCATCGATATCTGCCACCTGACGCTCCACGACCGTTACAGACGGTCTGAAAGGTATTACTTTTGCGAGGCTACCCACGGCCACTCTCCTTACGTTTCAGTTCTTCCAGGATGGCGCGCATCTTCTCTGCCACAATCGGATTAACCGAGCGGATGAAGCGGTCGCGGGTTATGTTTTTATGTACAGCGGTATGGTAATAGCGTGGATTTTTTGCCATTATTCCTCCTGCAATGAGTGCACACGATTTGCATCTGAAGGCCAGTTCTGTTTGCGCAGACTGGCTTTCGCCATTTTTGATACTTCCCATCACATAACCCCCAGCATCGATGTAACCATCGTCATCAACGGTCCTGCCTGCTCCGGCATGAGGCGGAACAGCGACGCAATACCCTCGCTTACCTCTTTCAGCTTCTGATGCTCTGGAGCGTCCAGGAGCACGGCCTGTTTAGCTTCGGCGCACTCTTTCATCGCAGAGGCGATCAGCGACATCGTGTCGTTCTGCGGCGCCAGGCGGTTGCGAAATTCCAGCGGCAGCACGGCCATGATTGCGGGCGTCAGCTGGCGCACGTTCTCGCGGTACTGCTCAGAGCCGAAACGGTTATCCAGAAAGCGAAAAAGTTTCTGGCGCGCCCTGCTGATGTCTTCCGGGAAGCTGATGGCGGTCCCGCCCTGCTCCCGGTATTCGTTGATGATCAGCGCCGAAACGACGTCCTGATTGTCCAGCGCCGACGACCATGCCCGGACCGCATCGCGGATCTTTTCGTGGTCTGGTGCCGCCTTAGGTTGAGCGCGGTTTATCACCGCTCCCGGGTGGATTCCGGTATTGTGTTGATACGCAAGTGAATGCATTGCTTTCCCTTTCGTGGTTAGGGCCGCCAATTAGGCGGCGTTGTTGCTGATTGGTGGAAAAACGTCATCAACGCTTACTGAAGCGCCATGCTTATTCAGAGCTGCAACAATCGCCCGGCACTGCTCAAGGCTTAAGCTGCGTTTATTTTTTTCGTAATGGCAAACCGCACCTGTCGACAGGTTCAGCTCTTCGGCAATCTGTCGCTGAGTCAAACCGATGTTTCTGCGGATTTTTCGGATATTGTTCATGTCGGGTCTCCTTTAAACAACTTAAATATACGTTTTGTATTCTTTGTTCGCAAGTAAAATATACGAATTGTGGCTCGCGCAAATATATACAACTTGTATCATTCGGGTATGACTATGAAATGGTACGACTTAGCTAAGACCCTGATGAAAAGTCAGGGCATCAATCAGGAACAGCTGGCGGAGCACCTCGGTATTACTAAAGGTGCGGTAAGTCATTGGCTGAACGCTCGGCGTGAGCCAAGCCTTTCCGAGATCGCAAAAATATTGCAGTTCCTTGGCAAAAAGAACTTCTCCGTAGGAGCTGGCGGTATGATCATTGACGACACGCTTAAGGGTGATGTGGAGTACGCTGGCCCCTACAATCCTGGTAACAAGTATCCAGTAATCAGCAGTGTCCAGGCTGGTTCATGGTGCGAAGCGGTTGAGCCATACACCCTAAAAGATATAGATCTGTGGCTTGAGTCGAATGCTCACATTCAGGGTGACGCGTTCTGGTTGCTCGTTGAGGGCGAGTCAATGACAGCCCCTACTGGCTTGAGCATACCTGAAGGAACCTATGTACTTTTCGACACCGGTAGAGATGCGGTAAATGGCAGTCTGGTTATAGCTAAGCTATCCGATTCGAACGAGGCAACATTTAAGAAGTTAGTGATCGATGGTGGGCAGAAGTACCTGAAGGGTTTAAATCCACAGTGGCCATTGGTAGCGGTGAATGGTAACTGTCGAATTATCGGTGTTGCTGTAGAGACGAAGATGCGGCTGGTCTGATCGGCAAGGTGCTCTGGTCGGCGCATAGCTGGTAATGACTGCTTTAAGGTTCACATAAAAAGACACAAGCACCTCGATAAAAACACAGCACAAAAAAGCATGTGAAATGCTTAAGTATGTTAAAATAAAGGATCTAAAATGAGCAAATTTGGATGTGATATGAGCAGGCAACTTACCGTTTTCGATGAAACATCACCCATGACTTTTGATGACTTCGCCAGGGAAAATGGAGTTACCTACTGGCTCGCATCAGATTTGGCTATGATGCTTGGTTACAATGGGATGGATCAAATCCTCAAAGCCATTAATAAGGCCACGTCAGTATGCGTGAATCTCGACATTCCCGTGTATGACAACTTTATCCAGATGCCATCTGAAAATGCGGTCAATGATTTTAAGCTCACAAGGTTTGCATGCTATCTGACTGTTATGAATGGTGACATTGGAAACAGTAAAGTCGCTAATGCACAAGCATATTTTGCTGGGCTAGCAGCTGAGATACAAGCGGCGTACCATAACCATGACGCCGTCAACCGTGTATATTTACGTGGCGAAATCACATCACGAGAAAAAACTCTTAGCCACGTAGCCCATAAGCATGGGGTTGTAGATTATGGACTGTTCCAGAATGCCGGTTATCGGGGCATGTATAACATGAACTTACGACAACTGAAGGCCAAGAAAGGTCTTTCTGACAAAGATGGCACCATGCTTGATTTTATGGGAAGTGAAGAGTTGGCGGCTAATATATTCCGCATCACGCAAACTGAAGCCAGAATCAGGAACCAGAACCTTCAGGGTCAGGGCCAGTTAGAAAATGCTGCTGAGATCGTTGGTAGATCGGTTCGCAATGTAATGATATCCAACACCGGTACAGCACCTGAAAATATTAAGCTTTCCCAGGACAAAATCCAGAAAGTTAGAAGCAGCATTAAAAAAACACACAGGGCGCTTGTAAAGCACGACAAAAACAAGCCTTAATCCTACAGTAGAATAGCCTAAACACCCGGCCCCGCGCCGGGTTTTTTGTGCCTGCCGATCCCCATTCGACCACCACCACCACGTCAGCGTAACCAATTGAATATTATGGGATGCTGGCATTAACGGCGTCTATTCCCCGCCAGCTGGTAAACAACCCGATCCCTCTGGTAAACGATTTACCATTGGTGACACCGTTAACCATCTATAAGCCTTTCCGCACTATCTCAGCCGCATCCCTGTTCACGCCCTTCCCTATCACGTTTCCTGTTTCCTTCCGGTACTGCTTCAGCTTGTCGATGATGTTTTGCTGGGTCATGGGTAAATCAGCCAGTGACAATTCCATCACCGCCCGCCCCATCGCCTGAATTTTCATGCTTATACGCTCATCATCCAGAACCATGCACATCCCTCCTGCTGTTTTTTTAAGCGTAGCACTGGTATTTAAAAAAATAAATCACCTTAGAATACAATTTGTTATCACAAAACCACCCACCAATTATACATTTCGTATTGCATGATAAGAATACGTTTTGTATATTCAATCCATCGAAACGAAACATCGACAGCTGAGCGAAGTTAGCCAGCGGCGGACAGCAAGTCGCCTGCTTTTTAACAACATGCAGATTTACAGCGTCAATGACCTGTTAAGACCCCTACACGTAAACGTGCTGTATCACCGGGTGCGATCCGGCCGGTGAGAGAGTATCCCCGCGCGAGAGCGAGAACGGCGTGAGAACGGGCAACACTGGCAGGGAGTTGGCGCTGACCAATACAGGGAATGTTTTGGGCTGGCAGATGGTTATCAGCTAGTTGGTGAGGTAATGGCTCACCAAGGCGACGACGGCCTTCCCTGCTTCATTGCGGGGAGCCAGCACCAAAGCATTTCCCCCGCATCAGCGGGTAACGACAGAGCCAACCTCAAGCACCGGGCGCCGATGCTTGGTGATGGTAATACTGCCATCTCAACCGCACAGGAGACGATGATCCTGTTCTGGTTGGATTGGAAAAGTCTTCTTGGCCCGCCAGCGCGCGGGCATTTTTTTGGAGGTTGCATGTTTGCTACTGACATCTCACTGAAATACGGCACTCATCAGCCAGAGACGATTCTGGAAACAATGCCGATTGAAGAAGCCTCCGAAATCATCAAGGAGAAGCTTCGTGATGAAGTGCGCCAGGAACTCGAGTGCGAGTATGGCGATCGCCTTTATGAGGCTGAAGAAGAGGCATCAAACTGGGAAAGCAGAGCTGATGACTATGAAAGCGATGCGACTTGCCTGGCTAAGGCCATAAGAGAGGCTTTTGAATCTGCCAGCTTTGAAGATGCAAAGGTGATCCTCCAGCGAGCGATGCACGACCACAAAGACTATTTCTGAAGACCCGCCACGGCGGGTTTTTTCATAACTCAGTCGCTTCACCGAGGCGGCTTAGTTATGACAACCGGCGGCCATCCACCGCCCATTGAAACACAGAAAAATGCGTTGAAGTCTTGTATTAACCGTTCCGTTCGCCGCGATAAGGCCAAGAGGATTTATGAGCAACAAAACTGGCGGTCCAGCGTTCCCTTACTCAGGGGTCCATAAGGGTGATAAAGAAAACCTGATAGTCGACAGCCATGGCATGACGCTGCGAGATTACTTCGCGGCGAAGGCTATGCAAGGTTGGCTCGCTTCATACGGGCCTAACGATGGAAAACCGAGTCCCGACACTATTGCGGCTATGGCATATCGGTTTGCTGACGGAATGATTAAAGCCCGGGAGGCATCATGACAGTCACTCATAACGGCAAGCAGTACACCGCCAAAAAGCTAAACGATAACGAGTGGCAGCTGACGTCGGTATCGGCACCCCGCGACAAGCTGACGCTTAACCGCTGGCAGATGCATATCGCTGGCCTCCTGAAACAGGTTGAGGTGAAGGTATGATGCACCACTACGGTACCACCCCGCTCATTCGCCAGTGCGTCACGCCCGGCATGATGGCAATGCATGAAGGCCGAACCTATCGCGTCTCAGCAGTCATTCAGGAGCGCAAATGGGTGTATCTGCACACCGATGCAGAAATAATCCGCCTCAGCGACTGCGTGATTGACGTCCTTCTGGACGGTCACGGCAACCCCATCCAGCACTAACCACCCTATTCAACCGATCGGCCTGGCAATAAGCGGGCGGGATCTGCACATCCAAATTTCAGGAGTTCAGCCATGAACGCATACCTCACTTACGACCGCATCGAAGATCGGCGCTGGGTTGAGCAGCAGCTCGACGACGAGAAAGAGAAGTGGATCGACGACCGGGCGCAGCAAATCATCGACATGATGCCAAAAGATCCGTCCGGCCTCTTCCACTTCACGATCCCGATTGACTCCAGCCCATACGAAGGACTTCGCAGCGATAAAGCTGGCGAGGCCTACAACGATTTCATTTCGGCAGCTGCTTACGCCCAGGCGGAATACGACTGGGAACACCGTACCGGATGCCCGTTTTAAGGAGAGAGCTAATGGCCCGCAGAAATTTACTCCACAAATCGAAATTAGCCGACTTTAAGGAGTGGCTCTCGATGAACGGAATTCAGTGGAGAGATGGGAAAGGTAGTTACCAGGTGATCCAGGTGAATACGGGATGCGGCTGGACACCGATTTATGACAGCAGCAAAGAGCGACGCGAGCATTTCACCATTCAGGATGCTCTCAGGCCTTTGGTAAACAGATTCATCAGAGAGGCTGCAAAATGACAGATTCAAAAACACATTACCGCAAGGCATTTGACTCCCCTTACCTGAGCAGCGCCGACATCGTTGAGCCAACGGTGCTGACGATCGCCCGCGCAACGTTAGAAAACGACAAAACAAAAAAATCCAAAGACGTTTTTAACACTGCTTATTTTGAAGAGCGCGAGCTGCGCCCTGGCGAAAAGCTTAAGCCGATGATTCTGAATGCCACGAACAGCAAGATGCTGAAAAGCATTACCGGATCCCCCTTCCTTGAGGATTGGGTAGGCGTGAAGGTCACTGTTTACGTCGATAAAAATGTCCGGTTCGGAAAGGAGTCGGTTGAAGGCCTCCGCTTAAGCCCGGCGCGCGTTACAAAGCCGGTGCTTTCGCCGGAAAAAACGCAGGCATGGAATAACGCTAAGGCCGCCTTCAAACGCGATGGGAACCTTGATGCAGTGCTGGCGAGAATGGATATTTCTCCGGAGCATCGCCGCCAGCTTGAACAGGAGTGTTCATCATGATCTGGCACGACGTCGAGCAAAATGGTGAAGAGTGGGATGCTCTTCGCCTGGGTAAGGCCACCGCTTCAAACTTCGGCCTGATCATGGCCAACGATGGGAAGGCTTTTGGCGAACCAGCCAAGCGTTACGCCCTTCAGTTGGCGCTTGAGCAAATTAAGGGGTGCAAGTCTGAGTTTGGCTTCTTAAACGAGCACATGGAGCGCGGGCACGAGCAGGAGCCAATTGCCCGCATGCTGTACGAAGAAATGAACTTCGTCGACGTGGACAACGGCGGGTTCTTTGATCACGAAACGTACGGTGACAGCCCCGACGGCCTCGTTGGCCAAGACGGGCTCGTTGAGATTAAGTCGGTCATTGCCGCCACTCACTACTCCACCCTCACCCGCGGCTCCTTCGATCCGGCATACAGATGGCAACTGGTCGGTCACCTTGATTGCTCTGGCAGGGATTGGGTGGACTTCATCAGCTACTGCTCAGACTTCCCGGACGGTAAACAGCTCATCGTCTATCGCCTTACAGCTGCTGAATGTGAAACAGAAATAGCCCGGCTTCGCGCGCGCCGAAAAGACTTCCTCGAACTTGTTGCGGACACTAAGCGCCGCATTCTGGAGCTCGAATGAAACGCACACCCTTCTACCGCCGGCCCGGGCGAACCGGGCAATTCTCCGGCCTCCGTGAACGCGTTATCTGGATGATTCAGACGCGCGGCCGCCCGGTAACGGGCAGCGAAATCGCCGAGAAGTTTGGCGTAACGCTCATTGAGTTTAACCGGGTCGCCAACGGCATTACCCGCGGCACCGGACAGATAGCGCAGCTCATTGAGTCAAAAAAATGGCTCAACGAGGACGGCATTTGCGACCGGACATTCGACCTCGTCACGAAGCCGAAGGTCGTAACGCCGCAGGGTAAATCGCGGCTGTTCACCCGGCGCGCCATAGAGCAATCGCAGGAAGGCAGGCGGCAGGAATGCATAGCTCGTGCCGCACGCCGTCGCCGCCTGATTGCTCAGGGCCTCTACATCGACGAAATGGAGTCCATCCTATGACTCACGCTCACGACGACATCAGGGTTGGCACACTGTGCCTTCCCTACATTGGTAACGGATGGCTAATGCCATGGGGTGAAGTGGTCAGTAATCCATTAAAGGCGCAGCGTCTCGCTGAGGAATATCGGGAAAGGCAGGAGGCGGCATGATTCATTTTCACGGCGGCCCTATTACGCCGGACACATGCGCGCTGAAGGCATGGAAAGGCAGGCACGCTTTCATTTCCTTCGCCAACCCCGGCCAATTAGCCCTGGCCAGCGAAGTCACCCAGTCTTTCGCGCTGGATAACGGCGCATTCAGCTTCTGGACGAAAAAGCGCGTTGTTAACTGGAATGACTACTACGAATTTGTGGGTCGCTGGATGAATCACCCTCGCTTTGCTTTTGCTGTTATCCCTGACGTGATCGGCGGGACCAATGAAGAGAACGACGCGTTAATCGCCGAGTGGCCGCACGGCAAAGTAGTCGGCGCGCCGGTGTGGCACATGAACGAGCCCGATGAGCGTTTCTTCCGCCTGTGTCGGGAATTTCCGCGCGTATGCATCGGTAGCATGGGTGAATACGACGCAAAGCGCCCGCGCTCATGTCGGGCAAAGTTACGCGATCTCATCCGTCACGTTGTCGACATAAACGGGTATCCGATAACAAAGCTTCACGGCCTGCGCATGCTGAACGCCGATATATTCCGACACATCCCACTGTCGTCAGCCGACAGTACTAATGTGGCGCGAAACATCGGCATCGACAAAGCGTGGGATAAATCAGCCTACGCGCCGGCAAGCAAAGAAACACGCGCTGCGGTGCTGGTTGAGCGCATTGAAGCCTTTAACTCTGCAAGTTCGCTGAATTACGACGCAGAACGCGATCGGTTCACGCCACAACTTGCTTTCGAGGTTTGATATGACCGATTACACCGGTAGCAACACGCCAGCAGAACAGCGCGACCTCTGGCGCACTCCACCAGCCCTATTTGCTTCCCTTGATGCTGAGTTCTGCTTCCAACTTGATGCCGCAGCAGCTCCGCATAACGCGCTGTGCCGGAAGTTCATCACCGCCGAGCAGAACACGCTGGAAACGTCCTGGGCTGATTACCTGAGCATTCCCGGCTACGTCTGGCTTAACCCGCCATACAGCGACATCACGCCGTTCGTTAAGAAGGCTGCCGCCGAGAGCGCAAATCAGATCGGCACGGTCATGCTGGTACCGGCTGACACGTCGGTTGGCTGGTTCAAGGAGGCAATCCAGACCGCCAGCGAAGTTCGCTTTATCACCGCCGGGCGGCTGGCATTTATCAACCCGGTTACCGGTAAGCCAGTCAGCGGCAACAATAAAGGGTCGATGCTCATCATCTGGCGACCGTACCCGCGTACACACTGCCACTTCGCAACTGTGGACCGGGACGAGCTGATGGCTTTCGGGGCGAAACTTCTCGCCCGCCGGGAGGCCGCATGACGCCAGCAGCGTATTACAACGAAATCGACCCGTTCGCTGCGCAATGGCTGCGTAACCTGATCGCCGCCGGTCATATCGCACCAGGCGAAGTTGATGAAAGGAGTATTGAAGATGTCACACCTGACGACCTGCGAGGATTCACGCAGTGCCACTTCTTCGCCGGAATTGGCGTCTGGTCTCATTCCCTGCGCCTCGCCGGATGGCCTGACGATAAACCAGTCTGGACAGGGTCTTGCCCGTGCCAGCCTTTCAGCGCGGCAGGCAAAGGAGATGGGTTTGCTGACGAGCGGCACCTTTGGCCCCACTTCTTCCACCTCATCAGCGAGCGCAGACCTCAGCATGTCTTTGGCGAACAGGTTGCAAGCGGTAACGCAAACACATGGTTCGACCTTGTACAAGCTGACCTGGAAGGAATGGGATACGCCTTCGGGCTTGTGCCGTTTACGTCAGCGGGCATCGGTGCTCCGCACATCAGAGAGCGGGCCTACTGGGTGGCCCACGCCCACAGCCAGATCGACGACCGGCGCAGGGACGTCCGGGAGAATGGGAGGGATGAACATTCAGACGGCAGTCACTTTAACGGGATGGCCTACTCCAACGACCGAATCCGCGATGAGGGAGAAACGCTACGCCCAGGGTGGGATGCCGTTCTCCATGGCAGCAGCGTTAACCGGTTGGCCAACGCCACAGGTCAACTACATCACCAATGCAACGACGGTACAGATGAGTTCGGATGGGCGAGACACCCCGAACAAAATCGGCTGGGCAGCGAGCCTGTGCGGCCCCTTGAGGTTAACGGTTTTTGGCGAGATGCGGACTGGCTCTTATGTCGAGATGGAAAATGGCGTCCAGTTGAACCCGGCACATTCCCGCTGGTTGATGGGGCTGCCGCACGCATGGGACGAGTCGAGCCCGGGGTGGCCAGAGTGGCAAGCAGCAACCGCGTCGGCCGACTCAAAGGGTATGGGAACGCCATAAACGCGCAGGCTGCGGCAGAATTCATCCGGGCTTATATGGAGGGGTTATGACACCAGCAAATGAAAACGCCATCCGCGCAGCCTGCCGCCGCTGCACCGAAGAAATCCAGCAGGCCATGCGCAAGAAGCCAAAGCCTAACTGGAACGAAACGGTGCCTCCCATCATCAACAAGCATCACAAGAAAATTGAAGCTCTGGGAGTTAGCCTCCTGGAGTTCGTCGTATACACAGGTCGGCTTAATCGCCGCTTCGGAGTTGAATCGTGACCAAATACGCGAAACTGGATAGCGAAGTATTAAGCGCTATCGGCGCTCAGCCAACCTCTTTTTCGGAGCTATTTAGCCCTTCCGTCAGGCAGGAGTGCCTCGTCATTGCTGAAGCAGAAGGAAAGCACCCGATGGACGTCTTCCGCATTCTTGACCGCCGACTCCAGTCGCTCAGGAAGCTTGGTGTCATCCAGTACGTCAAAGGCAAGGGGTGGGTACAGCCATGAAATCGCAAATCACCAGGTCGCTATCGCGGCCTTTTTTATTGCTGGCGTTCACCTTCAACCGAATTAACCGACAGTTCCGGGAGCATTGATCATGGACATCATCGATACCGCAGCAGAGATTGAAGAGCTTCAGCGTAACGCTGCCCTTTCCGCTCACCGGCTCAACCGCAACGCCGTATCAGCTGAGCGTTGTGCGGAGTGCGACGAACCAATTCCCGAGCCGCGTCGCGCTGCCGTTCCCGGCTGCCAGACGTGCGCGGAGTGCCAGGGTGTTATCGAACTGAGGAATAAGCAGAGGGGGATGTGATGCCAGATATTACTCGTGAGGAGGTAGAAAAACTGCTTTCTTACAATCCGGAAACTGGTGAGTTTAGATGGAAGATCAAATGGGGAAATCAGTCTGCCGGAAATTTAGCAGGAAATACTGACAGGCTTGGGTATCTCACCATCCAGGTGCACAGGAAGCTTATTAAGGCCCACCGAATCGCATTTCTTCTCATGACTGGAAGTTGGCCGAAAAGTTACATAGACCACATAAACAGAAACCCTCGAGACAACAGATTCTGCAATTTACGCGAAGTAACCCCACTCCAAAACACCATGAATCGTTCCGTCGCATCAAACAACACATCCGGTGTCGCAGGAGTTTCTTATGAGGAGAGAAGAGGAAAGTGGCGAGCCCACATAAAGGTGAACGGAAAAATGAAAAGCCTCGGATATTTTAAGCAAAAAGAAGATGCGATAGCGGCCAGAAAAAAAGGTGAAGAAACTCACTTCGGCGAATTTTCAGCACGATAAATACAGATCGCTGCGCGCCCAGCGCGCGGCATGAGGAGAGCCATGAAAACCATTCAGGACATCCGAAACCAACTATCAACCCTGGTCACCGAGGCACACAAAGTGGCGTGCTCCCTCGATAAAGGTGATGAGCGAACCGAGGCTTTCGAGTTATACGAAGCGCTTCGTCGACTTCAGCGGCAGGGAGCCGCCGGAGAGATTCTCTCAGCAACTAATCCACTTCTCGCCTCGCCATATTACGACGAGGACTGGGACGAAAACGAAGACGAAGACGACTGACGCAACTGATAGCCAGTTATGAGCTGGCTATTGGGTGCGAAAGCACTGCTCCGTTATCCCTTTTGCCCGGTACGCCGGGCTTTTTTTTACCTGATTTCGATTAATCAACACGTCAACGCAGCCTCGCATATAATGCCAGGTGGCTAAGGAGTTCTCATGGCTAAGCTTCTCAATTTGCAGGAATGGGCTGCTGAGGTCTACACGACTCCACCCTCCCTTTCTACTCTGCGTCGATGGACGCGGGAGGGGCGAATTTATCCCGCGCCAGAGCTGCACGGAAAGGAATATAAGGTTCAGCCTGACGCTATCTACGTGGATCCGCGCAAGAAGAACCTGCGCGCTAAACCGAAACACACCAAACTGCCGTCCGGCGGCACCTTACTGGAGAGACTGACTCATGGCGAAAAGGCCAGTGCGTTACGACGCTAACCTGCCCCGTAACCTGACCTATCGTAAAAGAGACAGACTTTACAGCTGGCGCAATCCGGTGACCGGGCAGGAAATATCTCTTGGCCGGATTGATCGCAAGGATGCTGTTGCCCAGGCCATTGAGGCCAACAACTACATCGACCAGAATTACCTTCCCTCTTCTCTCCTGGATCGCATAAAAGACGTGCCCACTTTCACAGTGGCCGCATGGCTGGAGCGTTACGAGGTAATTCTCGAACGGCGCGAGCTGAAACCAAACACGATGAAGGTCAGGCGAAACCAGATCGCCACCATAAAGGAAGAGTTCGGCAAAATTCCCCTCGCTTCCGTCACGACAAAGGATATAGCCTCATTTCTTGAATCGTACATTCTCTGCGATAAAAAGAGCATGGCTTCCGGGCTGCGGTCTGTTCTGATGGACATCTTCAGGGAGGCGATCGTAGAAGGACATGTCGACAGGAACCCGGCAGAACCGACGCGAACGCCTACACCGAAAGTTAAGCGAGAACGCTTGCTGCTCGAACAATTCACGGTCATCCGCCAAGCCGCGTTAACCCATTCTGACTGGGCACCAAATGCATGCGATCTGGCACTGGTTACCGGCCAGCGGCGTGAGGATATTTCGCTGTTCAGATTCAGTGACGTCAAAGACGGGAGGCTTTTTGTTACTCAGGAGAAAACAGGTCACAAACTGGCGCTTCCCCTTGATTTGAGGCTGGACGTCGCCGGGCTTGTGTTGCAGGATGTCATTGATCGATGCCGGGTGAACAACCCTTCCGACTTCATGCTTTACTCGCCGGTTCGCCGCGGCGGGAGAAAGCCGGGGCCGCTAACTCCTGACGGTCTTACCCAGGCGTTCGCAGAGATAAGGGATTCGACCGGGTTAAAATTCGGACCTAACCCACCGCCTTTCCATGAGATCAGGAGTCTGGCGAGCAGGCTATATGAAAAGGAGCGCGGAGAAGAATTTGCTCAGCGTTTACTCGGCCACAAAAATTTAACAATGACCAAAAAATACCTGGACGCACGCGGTGCAGAGTATGTTATGGTTTAGACAGGATATGGAATATTCGAGTAATTTTCGGGGAATTTCGTGTTGAGACCGAAAAAACCTTTGGAAAACAAATAGATAAAAAGAGACCGAATACGATTCCTGTATTCGGTCCAGGGAAATGGCTCTTGGGAGAGAGCCGTGCGCTAAAAGTTGGCATTAATGCAGGCTCAATCGCCTTGCCCTTTAAGAATAGATGACGACGTCAGGTTTTCCAGTCCACAGCAAAAGTGGTCTGAAAAAAAGCGTCAGAACATCACTAAATGTGAAAAACCGCAGAGCTTTTACAAGCACCTGCGGTTTTTTTTTACTGGAAACCTGACGGCTAGCAGAGCTTTTCAGCGCGCTCAATAAACGGTGCCAGACTCTTCTTCTGCCCGGGGTTTGCCGGGTCATCTACCTGGATCACGCTGACAGGCTGTCCGTTACTTTTCCCGCTGGCAACCTGCTGCTCCGCCACGTCATTTAACGGATACTGCACGAGCGTACTGGGATTGATGACATACAGCGCGTTACCGGGACGGCAGGTAAGCATGACTTCTTCACGATTAAATGCCCAGTTGTCCTTACCCACCTCAAACCGGCTGACGGTGATGACCTGCGGCGCGGCTAACGCACTGCTGGCACAGGTGAGAAGTAAAAGAGAAAGCAGTGTCTTTTTCAT